TAAAAATTTAAACAAATCACGTTTATATCCGTAAAAACCTGCCATGATAAATAATAAAAACGCATATAGCGCATCAAGTATATGTGAAGTCATAATTCCACCTCTCCGCTGTTCAACATATCGCAAGCGCGTTGGGCATGATTTTCATATTCAAAACCAACTGACACACCTTTAAAACATCCAATATCCGATACCACCCATTTTTTATCTTCCGTATCAAAGCTAAGTTCATAAACGTGTCTTACAGCATCCCCACATAACTCATCACGCAATGCCAGCAATCTGTTAAACCTACGCATCTCAACTGCTGCGCGTTCAGCTTGTTCGTTGATTGGGCGTTCATGTCCAAATTCTTTCATACCTTGTGTTGAAGGGGAGTGAAAAACAATTCCTTCATCGTCAATAAACCAATCCCCGCCAACTGGCGACCACTTAACAGGTTCAGCAATTTTATTTTCTAACTCTTGAATGCGTGTTTTTAAATTTTCAATTTCTTTTTTAATGTCTTTCATAACTCACACCCCACATAGTTTATAAATTTGGTCTACGGAATAGCATTCTTTTGACGTGTTTTTAATGCAATCTACTTTTATGTGAGTAAATTCAATCATCCCCATCTCTATAAACAAAATTACAAAAAACGATACTGCTAAGAATATTAAAAAATTATTGCTATCTTTCATAAATCACCTATCTTAGTTACATCTATTTCATATATTGGTTTACCACCAACTTTAACGATATGGGTATTGTCTGTCCCAACGTACTCTATAATTGCTTTTAGCACATCACTAGTAACGTCAGTTTTATTGGCAAGAAAAGCAGTACCTTTTTTATTCAATTTACCAGCATAGATAGTTTTTGAAACAATCGCTGTTGCTACTCTAATCATAAATCACCCCAGTTTTTACCTAGCATAAGCCCAGTGAAGAAAATAACTATCCCAACTATCATACCTAATATAAAATCAGCCATAGTCACCTCTCAATTGCATTTAGAGCTGCCGCAACATAAGCATACTTTGCAGTTATCCATCATTACTGTAGCTTTCGTATTACACTCACCGCACATGGTGGCATTAGCAGGGTATCCAGTTTCTTCACTTCCCATCACTTCTTCGCGCTTTGCTTTGATGAATTTCTCCATGTGTTCATCCACCTCAACTTTAATAACTCCAGTTGCTATTAAATGCTGCTCGATAACTGTTCCTATCTCAGCCACCAGCGAAGGCATATAGACACCACCACGTTTATAGTAGCCACCCTTCGGGTCAAAGACATTTTTAAGTTCTTCTACAAGGAAAGTAGAGTCACCACCTTTGCGCCACACAGCAGACACTAAACGAGTCAATGCAAGCACCCACTGAAAGTGCTCCATGTTCTTACTGTTAATAAACATCTCATAGGGATGACGCTCATTACCATTTAAAACCATATCGTTAATCGTGATATACAGCGCGTGTTCAGACTGAGGTGTCTTAATTTTATACGTTGTCCCTTGTAGGTGCTCTGGTCTTGGTAGTAGCTCGTGCATGACCTCTTGTGGTTGCAGTTCAACTGTCAAGGATTCCTTGTCTACTACTTTATACCCTGTAATCTTTTGTTCAATCTTGTGTGGCATTCTTTATCCCCTTAGTAACTTTTTCATACATTACATCTTGAATCCTAGACGCAAATAGTTTTTTACCTTCTGCTAAAGGCGTGTATTTTGGTATGGACTCACATATCTCTTTAACTTCTTCGTCAGTTAACCGTACGCCCATCAACCATATCGGAAGTGCCGTCATTTTTAAACTCCTCTAAATGTGTTTTCATGTACGCTTCGCTATTTATTTTAAATTGTTCCTTAGCTGCTTTTAGTAAGTCAGGGTAAATCATTTTATATATCTGCCTTTCATGAGGAAGCAGTGGTGTTATCCAAGGAGATCTTTGCTTTTCTAATATTGTTTTAAGCACCTGTTGAAACTCATTAAGTTCTTCCATCACTCACTCCACTCACCACATCAAAAAATCTAGCCCGCTCTTTTGCATTTAGATTGACTAGTGCTTTATATAACTTTCGACTCTCACCATTATGCTGGCGTATAAGCTGTCTACATCGCGCTTGAAATCGCTCTTCACTAAACTCATGAATGAGTCCAAGTGTAAATACTTCGCTGGTGAATCTGTCTTTTAAAAAGGGGCTAAGCCCTATAAATATCTGACTTATGTTCATCGCTGGTGCTTCACTACATTAAAAATAGGTCGCTTCTCTTTGCATCTATCACACTCACGATAACCATGTGACTGATAGACTCGCCAGTGCTCATGTTTGCAGTTTGTTGCACTGGGTAGAGAATTTACTGGTTCTACCTTACTCACTTTATCTATAGTCATCGTCATCATTTCTCGAATAGTATTCAATCGTAAAGCAGACGACCATCACCACAATACCCGTCCAGTAAATCAACTCAGCCATCTAATACCTCCTGCTCCTCCATCGCTCGCAGCATAAGCTTGAGCTGCTGTATTTCTGCGAGGATTTTAAGTTTAACTTTCTTCAATTCCTTTTTATTCTTTTGTGCCATCTCTAGGCGTTTATACACTTCAGTTTTTGTCATTTTCATCTCCCATATGCTTTATATGTTCATATTTTCCACTTAAATAATTGGTACATTAAGATTTTAAAAACTAGAGCCATCCACATCACTGAATGTTCAACAAAGTCAGCTATGCTTTCTTCTTTATCATCGTTCATCTCACCACCATATTACCTTGAGTGTCACGACTCATCTCATATACCCCATATAGTTTGCCGTCCCGTAGAATAAACTCACCGATGTTAGTCTTGATGATGGTGTGCTTATGCTTGTTGTCCACATAGCTTGTTACTTGCCCTATGATAAAACACACCGTCATAATAGCGGCTACTACCCAGCCTTTATATTCGTCTTTCATAGCTACCCCTTTCTACGTCTACCACGAGGGGCTGTGTACACACCAACAAGTGACAAGGCTTTTTCTAAATCCTCCAGCGACCACAGGAAGGAAGTTCTCTGTTGCATCGTTGTCCCAACAGGATGTGCGTTAAGCATACCGAGCCTACGATTTAAAGTACGTTGCGATATACCTGTCTTTTCTATGAACTGCTTAATTGTCACGGCTGTCATTGCTCACCCCTCTGTATTTTATGCACTAGTCCAAGCTCTACGTCCGCCCACTCATGGGATTCCCACCATGCGCATTTATTCTCAGTGCAATCTGTACCACCTTGTGAATTGGCAAACCATGTTATAGCGTACGCAGGTCTCGATCCGTGCTCAAAAGCAGGGATTTCTTCATCACCATTCCATTCAAACTCCATACCATTAACAATAACGTGTGCCTCTACTATTACACCTTTGTCTCCGTGAATACTTGTAACTATGTCCCCTGGGAGGTAAAAAGGTTTAGCTCCTATCGTTTCTTTTTTAATCATTGTACTGTCCCCATAGCTGAGTCGTTACATACTGCTGTGATAATTCTTGTTGGGCGTTTGCTCATTTGATAAGCCCCTATCGCTAAGTTCCACTCCTCCTTAGCGTTAGTGCAAGCAGTCATGTTGTCGTAGGGAATTACACTCGTGGTGTATGCAATCGTTTCGTGAGATGTTGTGCGCCCTTTCTTGTCGATGTTAGTGTCGATAGTTAAAAAGCTAAGTGTTAATACTAATGTTGCGCTCATGTTAGTTCTCCACCTTAAATCTGTTAGTCAGTATCCACATACACGTTTTAAATTCATCTAATGCCCATCTAGCATCTTTATCGGCTATGGTATCTACTGCTTTATTCATGCTATCTAAAGCCTCAATCATTTGTTGCTTTTCGTACGAAGATAGGATGCCTTTTATTATTTTTTTGTTTCTATATTTTTCACTAAGTGTTGCGCTCATGTTAGTCTCCCAATACAGCTTTAGATAATACTTTACGGAGACGAATGTTCTCCTTATGCAGTTTGTTTTGTAGCCATGCCATCACAAGAAAACACAATATCATCACAATGTAGGCTACATTTGACTCATCGAGCCATGTTAATAATTGAATTACGTCGTTCATTTATGTTTCTCCAAATAGCTTTTTAATTTTGATTCTTCTACTAGTGATTGTGTTTGCTCTGGTGTTAACCAGTGATATGGTCTACGTGCTGTAGGATAGTCTTCTGGGTCATAGTCTGCATCCCAGCTTGCGTCATTGTCATAATCGAAATCTTTCATTGTTTCATCCTTTTAGGTTAAATTGCGCTGACGTATCAGCGCGGTTAATGTTTACTGTCTTTTGTGTATCTAAATTGTTAAAGAGCTTTTTGTGTAACTTGGCGCATACTTTAAAATCAAATTCAATGATTGTCAACCATAGGCTGACACTATTTTCATTACCGCAATGCTTTTAAAAGCGATGATTGCGAAATGTCTTTATCTTTCAACACGTTAACTACACGCTCATCGATGGTACCCTCTGCCACTAAATGAATAATCCTAACCGGCATCGTCTGCCCTTGCCGATGGAGTCGAGCATTGAACTGCTGATAATATTCAAGCGACCACACTAAAGAAAACCATACAATCATTGAGCCTCCATGTTGAATGTTTATGCCATGACCAAATGATTGGGGGTGGGCAAAAAGCAATTTAATTTTTTTCGCGTTCCAATTATCGATGGTGGATTGTTTACCATCTAAAAGGATACCAGTGCCGAACCTTTTCTGAAGCCTTTCAAGATCAGCCTTATAGTTGTATGCCACAAGGATATTATCACCCTCATTGGTTTCAATTAACTCAGCAAGTGCATCCAGCTTTTCATCATGCGTCACAACGTAGTTATGAAACTCATCGGTGTACTGTGATCCGTTAGCATATTGCAAAAGTTTATTTGCAAGCACCCCAGCGCTCAGCGCTTCAATCTCATGACCTTCAATCTCAGTGAACAAATTCTTCTCAAACTCTTTATATGCAGTTAAGACTGGTTTGCTAAGCGACACTGTTTCGTACAAATAGATACGCTCAGGGAGTTCAAGATAATCTTCCGCTTGCATAGACAGCGTGTAGCTACTCATTAACTTTTCAATCTGTTCCTGTGCACCAGCTCTAGGCGTAAACTTATAGCCCATATAATCTGTTTCAAAGAAGCGATGCTTGAATACTGTCATGGTTTTACCCAGCGATACACCGTAGTCTACGAGATAACACTGCGGCCATAAGTCGAGTAGTCCATTAGGTGAAGGTGTACCTGTTAACAGCACCATGTAGTTAACGAATGGAAGTACTTTCTTCATAGCTTTGAATCGTTTACTCCCTGCGTTTTTTAGGGAACTCGACTCATCCACTACCACCATATCGAAAGGAAAGTTCTTACCGTAGTGCGTGACAATCCACTCGATGTTTTCTCTATTGATGACGTACACATCCGCGTCAAACTGCAAGGCTTTGAGTCTTGTTTGCTGCGATCCAGTCACGATTTGAAAGCGTAGACCTTTAAGATGTGACCACAGCGCAGCCTCTTGTTTCCATACACTATTAGCTACGCGCAGGGGTGCGACAATAAGAACTTTGTTTACACAGAAGCTATCTATCAAATCACTAATTGCTGTGAGGGTAGACACCGTCTTACCCATACCCATACTTAGTAGTAGCATGGCGCGTTTCTTTTCTTTGATAAAGTCAACAGTGTGAAACTGATACTTATGCATATCATGTTTATGTAGCATCAGTAAATCCTCGTCACGTCTTCAATCCAATCGTCCACTTGCTTGATTGAATTGAGCACATAGACTTTAACCCCTAAAGCTCTGCGCTTCTCATGATCTCGCTCTTGAGCTGCGGTTGCTTTTCTCCCTGGTGCTTTGAGTTCTACAAAACTAATGTTATTTTCTGGTAGAGTGATGAGGCGGTCAGGTACCGCTCGTCTCCCTGGTGATGTGAACTTTTCACATAGACCACCAATCTCTTTGACTTTGTCACATAAGTATTTCTCAACTTGCTTTTCTAACATAACCAATATCCTCTAGTAATTCGTTTGCTTTTGTAATGTAGTAATTTAAATCCACGTCCACAGGGAATGTATCAGGCAGTACCATGCAAGGGCGACACGCTTGTGAGAGTGGGACTTTGTTTCCGTTCTTCTTGTACTCTAATTGTTTATCTTGCAAAGCAGGGTCATTGCTGTGATAGAAACGAATGGCTTTACCTAAGTACTCACCATCAAACACAGCACCACCTGTAACTCTTCGACAGCTAATGAACTTAGTGATGTCTTTACACTCGGAAATAGTTTGCTGGATTGGTGTACCATTGATAACCCGCTGCGTTACTGCGTCATACACAATGCGACCATCAGGATTCTTACCAATAGACTCAGCGGTGAAGATACCTTTACCTTTGTAGCTACCATCCGTTTTAATGGCAAGGTATGAGTTCACATCTCTTGATGCTATTTCTTGGTAATCTGTTTGCTCAAGTTGATAAGATGTCTGAAGCTCCCAATCCCAAAGCAAATCATGTACTTTGTCTAACTCGGTGTACTTATAATAAACAACAATCCCATCGGTATTCGCACTCACCACTTTAATGCCATTACCTTCAAGCGTTTCGATTAGCATGAGCAAAGATAGTTGACCTGTAATCGTAGTCTGCAATAACAGCTCAGGTGAATATAGGAAACTGTACTTACTGCCGAACTTGCCGTAGCTCCCGTTCAAACAAATTTTAAGTGTGTCCGCTGTGACTTTATCCCCATTGCGTTTAGCTTCAATACGGCGATTGATAATAGACTTATAGAGAGTTAAGAAGTCTTTACCTAATGTATCTGGGTAAAGCTGTTGCTGCATAATGATGCTCGGATAGAATGAGCCAACATCAAAATCAGATAGTGCGTACTCGTCATTGCTTGTGATGTACTGTGCTTTTTCACAGGAGTGAATACCACCGATACCCATTTGATACTCGGTTGTTCCTATAGTGATACGCTCACTCAACCATTTAGGACATTCAAGTGTACCGCTATCTGCAATGGTGAACTTCTCAGTGAGTAATCTTTTAAACACAGCGTTTAGCTCAGCTGATTTGAACTTGATAATCTTTGGATCACGATAGTTGAAGCTGTGCCGCGCATCGTAGCTTTTCGCTTTGAACTTAGCTAAAGGTATCTTATAGAGTGATTGCATCTCAGATTTGATGAGTGCTTCAGCAATTTGCGCATCAGACTTAGAATTAAGATCAATACCGTATTGCTTACTCATCGATTTGCGCAGTTCAATTTGAGGTAGCAGGGTAGTGTAGAGCAGCTGCGTTAACTCAAGGTCATTGCGACAGTACACTTTAAGTTGCTCACGTTGAGCAGGGGAGATAATCTCATCGGGTTCAATAGGTAAATCTTGCAGGGTTTTGCAATGCAGTCTACTCCCATACACTTTAAGACTCCCTTGACCGATAGCGATTTCAATTAAGTCTATGTGAGTGTAGTCCGCTACGTTTAGCTCGTGCTGACGGACAATGTGCCAAGAAGGGAGATTAGATAAGATGAGTTCATTGCTGAGTTTGTGTAGTGCTTTGGTCGTATAGCCAGATAGCGCAGCGGTAATCATAGGTAGGTCATACTTGATACCATTGAAGCTAACTGTTTCTCGCTTCATCGTATCGCGTATGAGTTTAATATCGTCTTCAGATAGAGACGCGTTGTCGTAAATTTCTACTTGGCGTACACGTTTAGTCTCTGTGTTGAGCGCGGCGAATAACCAGTAGTTTTTGTAGCATTCTGTATCAATGATAATAGCCATAAGGGGTATCCTTATAATAGATGTGAAAAAACCTCTATGCTCATAGAGGAAAGCATAGAGGTTGTGATGATAGAACTAAGTCGCTTGATATATCGTCTTGGTTAAAAGAAAGATGTTACTTAGAACTATCAAGAAAAGCCGCTTCACGCCCAGCATAATTGTTTGTATTTATGCACCTTTTCTAACGGCTTTTATTCATAGTGCTTGTCTTTCCAAGCTATCAATGAGTAAGTCTGTTACTTAACGTGAAACTACATCATTACACGACTGCTCACACCTTTTTTGGGTCTGTGAGGACACCCACAAACCTACTCATTGATAGTGCTTGTCTTTCCAAGCTGTCATAAATACTATTTAATTGGGTGACCCACACGGGTGACCTTCCCAATCACATGGGACGCTCTAGCATTCTTTTAATTACTGCCTAGTTATGCGCACTATCTAGGTGTTTAATTAAAATTATCGCAATCTAGTTTTCACTCCGTCGAGTGACATTTCGATTAACCCTGAGCTTTACACCCAATTAAATAGTATTTGATAATGCTTGTCTTTCCAAGCTGTCAGTGCGTCCTATATCACCCATCGTCCGCACAACCATTGAGCATATTTCTATGCTGTTTGCTCTTTTATGGTGTTAACCATCAGTGAAACACCCTGCGGTTGAGTGTGTGTCTGTAGCAAGAAACGCCCCTAGAGTAAATACAGGATGTTTCACTGATAGCTCTGCACCCCATTACTGAGGTGCAGATAGGTATTACTTAGAACTCGTCATCGATCTCATCAAAGTCATCGATACTTGCTCCGGTGTTATCACCAAACGGTTCGCCATCTTTAGCGAACTGAACGCCAAGTAAGTTGCCTAGAATCTGTTTACCACCTAATGGATGGTCACTATACCAAAACTCCACGATAGCGTTGACATAACAACCTGCATAGAGGCGGCCATCTTCTTCGGTCAATGGTGTTTTGTCTTTGTCGATAAGCAGTACACGCTTAGTGCTACCACCTTTTAACGCCATTTGGTTTTCATAACCATCATAATCTTTTTCATCACCGTCAGTAAAAGCGGTGATCTTCAAACCTTTAGGGGCTTTGCCTTGGAACTTCTCAGCAATGAACGCATCGATGGCTGCTTGCGTTTGTTTGTGCTGAGGTGAACCTTTAGGCATTAAAAATGTGGCTTCATATTTTGTTACGTTGCCGTTGAACACAGCTTTGTTAAACAAAGATGGAAAAGACAAACGTACATTTTGTAATTTTAATTTAGAACTCATGATTGTATCCTTTTAAATTAAGTTGTATTGGCTAAGTTGCCGATGTCAATTGTACGCTGACACTTTTGAGGTGTCAACTTTTATTTTTAATCAAAGTCGTTTGCACAGATACCCAGTGAAGGACGTTTATCTGAAGCCGGTACAAGTGTCGGCTTACCAGACTTTTTAATGATGATCGCATTAAGCTCTTCCATATTCTTCTTACCCACTAGCTTCTCAGCTTTAGCTACAGAGATGAATGATGTTTCATACAGCTCGTAGTTAGCGTAGTCTTTAGAGAGTACCGCTTCAGCGATAGACTGGTCAGCCCACTCACGACTGCTGCGACCTTCAACTATTTTAAAACCATCAAAGGCTTCACCGTTCTCAAGCTTAGCTCTGACGGTATCTTCTACAGCAGAGAGCCATGACTTGATGAGTGCTGCATTACTGAGGGCATTGCTTAGCTGCTCATCGGATAAGGTGTTCACCTGAGACAAGTTATCAAAGTCACCAAGCAAGGTGTCTTGCGTTAGTTTGAGTAACTCAGGGCAGCGTGCTTTGTGACTACACCATTGGCATTGCTTCTCCCCAGGTGTACGCGGCGCATCGGGTAGCATAGCGAGCTTAGCTTTTGCTTTCACCTCTTCACCGAATTGATATAGTTCATCGATAGTCATCTCGTGTTCATCGATGTTATCGAGACGCGGTTGCACGATATGCTTTTTGATTGTCTTAATATCGTAGATAAAACCGAACTCATGTACAGCACCGAGCGCATAGATAGATAACTGTGTGCTATCAGCATAGACCTTGATACCTTTGCCGTACTTGAGATCAATGATATGCAGCGTCGTATCGTCAATGATGATGCAGTCAGCGGTACCAAAACCTTCAGGTGCATAATCACTGTAGTCTACGCGTTGCTCAAAAAACTTCTCACCAGAAAACTCAGCGATGTAGTCTAAGTAAGTTTGCACATGCAGGCACATCTCATGTGTGATGGTAATCCCTGTCTCAGGATCTAAGACATTCTCATAATCAAATGGTGATACGCCTTTAGTTAAACAAATATCGGCTAGAGAGTGTGCAGCTGTACCCTCATCAGCGAAGCGAGAGCTGGTGCGTGCATACTGGCGCTGCGCTTCAACTGAGCCTGCGCAGTTGAGCCACGTTGCACTACCGCTCGCGGATAGCTCAGCATGGGCAGCCATTAGAGTGACTCCAGTTTAGATTTAAGTGCAGGTAAATCTGCTTCAACGACTTTATCAATAGTCGTTGCGCCATACCCGCTAATGATGTTCTTAATGATGGGTCTCATATCGGGGTTAGCACGCACAAGTGACATGCACAAGTCTTTTAAATCTTGTCTATTGATAACTTGTGTTTGCTCCACAGCTGGTTGCTCAGGCGCTGGGTCTTCTTTAGCGTCGATGCACTCTTGCGCTTCTGGTGTTACTTCTGATGTAGAGGTAGCAGGGGTAGCCAGTGCATCAAGGAGATCAGCCATGAGGTCAATGGTTTCTTTTGTAAAGCTAGTGCTCGATGTGTACGCTGAGATTGCTCGCAAGAAGTTTGCAAGTTCTTTGTTGGTCATATTTTCTAGTTTCATTTTAGTTCTCCAGCAAATTTTAATTTAAGTATTTCAAGTTGGACAATTGTTTTTCTTAATTCTTTTTCTAAATATGCCACTCGGTCTTCGAGTGGTGGTTTAATGATGGGCGCTGTTCGCGTTGACCCACTACGTACTGTTTCATTGACGTAGTTAGCGTAAGCACTACGCATCACCTCGTCATCGGGTTTGTTGTCAAGCCACTGCTCATATGTTTTCATGATTTACCCATTTCAATTATTTCTTTTAAGCTTATATAGTTATCTTCACCTTCCATATGACATATCGAATACAATTCAATTATTGCATACCAGTCTGTGACTTCTTCTATGTCAGCCGATTTAATAGGTGATGAGAAACTTGCCAATGAACAATCTTGATCGTCAGTACTTCTAGTACCATCACCTTGTCGAATTCTAATCCTAATATGTATTTGATCAGCCCCTGCTGTACATTTTTGATGCTCAATGAGCATCTCAGTTTTTAACTTGTTTAACTCGTTTAATACTTTATCAAGATGAGTACCACTCAAGCATAGCTTTCTGGTTAAACTATGATCAAGGTATTTGCTTATTATTGTACGTGCCATGTGTTGCCTTTTAATTTTGTTATAGTAGAATGTCAATCATAGCCTAACTTACTTTGAATGACAAGGATAAATATTAATGAAAAATAAAAACAAACTCACCGCTGTTATCGCTTACTTTGGGAATCAATCTGCTATGGCGCGTGAGCTTGGTGTTACACGAGCCTCCGTTAGCTCGTGGATACTCAGCGGCATTGTCCCCCCTGCTCGTGCTATACAGATTGAGAAAATCACAGCAGGGGAGTTCAAAGCGACTGAGCTTTGTTAACAATCAGGATCAGTGATTATATCTACCGCATCTATTATTGCGTCTTGAAGCATATCCATCGTATCTTGACTAATACGGATGGCAGTTATATCTCTTATCTTTTCAGTACTTGTAAATACTAATTGATAGTTGTTACTAAAAAACAACACTTCATCATCGCCTGAAATCTTAATGTAGCTTTGTTGGTCTAAGTTTATACTGAAGTATTCATTATCCAATGTCAGTATTTGTATATATTTCATTTTGTAACTCCTAAAAATAAATTGTTTGACTAAAAATTAAACTGCGATATGATGTTAATCTCATTTAACAATAAACGCAAGGATTTTTTTTTATGAATGATTTTTTGCAAGAGCTACAAGAACTCTTGAAGACCTACGATGATAAGTCGCTTAGACAGATAGGTGAGCAGTGTGATGTGAGTTATGTCACCATCTGGAATGTTAAGCACGGTAGGGCGACGAATCTCACTGTGGGTACATATAATAAGATTAAACAAGGATTGAGTGGGGGTGATAATGCGTAAGTACACCATTAGTGCAGGGATTTTAAGTATTGCTGAGTGTGCTCATAAATCAGTCTCATGGAAGACTATTGTTAACACACTCAGCACGCTTAAAGTTGGCAGTGATAAGGAGCAGTTTGGGTGGCTCGTTGGTGGTCAGTTTAAAAATGATTATCGCAATGATGATAACCTTATGTTTCGCAGTTTACTTACTGTTGACGTTGATGAGTATGAGGGTGATTTAACTGACCTTGAGTTTGACTTGTCACTCTTTAATTTTAATTACGTTGTGTACTCTACATGGCGTAGCACAGCTGATGTGATGCGCTTTCGTATTGTCATTCCTTTGTCGCGTGATATTAGCGGTGATGAGTATGAGAAGTTAGCTGAGAAGTTCATAGCGAGTTATCCACAATATGGTTTTGATGATTGCTCTTCCACGCCTTCTCAGTTCATGTACAAGCCTTGTGTTAAGACGCTTGATGGTGCGTTCACGTTCAGCGAGAGTTCACTGGGTGATTTTCAAGTGACTGATGATAGCTTCTTTACTGCTGAGGAAATCTCACAGGGATTGATGGCTATTGAGGATAGCGTTGATAACGCACTTGAGATGGCGGTTGCTCATGAGCCACTTGATATCAGCGATGCTGAGGTTGATGCGTATCTCGCTGCTTTCCCAGCAGAGGGGCTCGACTATGATGAGTGGTTTCGAGTGCTACAGGGGCTGCGTCATCAGTATCGAGGTAGTGATAAAGGTTATCACAAAGTCTACGACTGGACAGCGCTCAACCCCACACAAACTGATGCTCAGTTACGTGAGATTAAGTATAAGTACAACACCATTCGTCAGGTGCGCAATCCCGTTACCTTCGCATCTGTTATTAAAATGGTCAAGGACAGTGGCGCTGACATTGGCTCAGCGATGGTTGAGTCTGTGATGTCGGATCTCGATGCGGGAGGTGGTGTTTACACGGATGTTCAATTTGAAGAGTTGAAGTCAAAGCTTGTTAAGTTACCTTTGCACGTTGTTCCTCAGACTAAGCGTCAGCAGATAGCGCAAGAGATATTCAATACATGGGGGAAAGCTGTTGGTGTTACCAAGGCTGCCATTGCTCGTGAGCTGATGCCTCGTAAGCGTGAGCTGACTACTTGCGTTGAAGCTCCGAGTTGGCTTGATGGTTGGGTGTATGTTGAAAGTACTTGTGAGTTTGCTAATTTAGATTTGGGATATGCTATACGCAAAGAGGCGTTCAATGCCAAGTATGATAGAGAGGGTGAATGCTTGGTGGCGGAGCGTACCGCTGCATCAATGGCTCTCACAGACTGGCGTTTGCAGACAGTGGTTGACATGATGTATTGGCCTCGCGGTGAGTCTATATTTGTAATGAATGGTAAATCCATGGCGAATACGTACACACGTCAAGGTGTTGCACCGTATGAACCTGATGTTGAGGCGGGTGAAGTGGGCATTGATGAAGACGGTGCACGCGTCATTGATTTATTTGTGGCTCACGTCAAGCACATACTGGTCGATGAAAGTGAGCAAGAGATATTGCTTGATTGGCTTTGTCATGTGGTTAGAAATGAAGGTGAGCGTGTGCAGTGGGCGTTACTTTTGCAAGGTGTGGACGGTTGTGGTAAATCGTATTTTGTAAAGGTACTTGAGGAATGTCTTGGTAGTAATGTTAACAAGGTTGACGCATCTACTATTCAAGAACGCTTCACGGGTTGGGCTTACGGCTCGACAGTCAATGTGGTTGAAGAGATACGCGTAGCAGGGTCGAATAGATGGGAAGTGATGGATAAGATGAAACCGTTTATCACTAACGACACTGTACAGATAGAGCAGAAGGGGAGGGATCATCGAACTGTTCCTAATTTCTGTTCCTATTTTCTTTTAACTAATCACCAAGATGCGATACCGATTACGGGTAATGATCGCAGGTACGGTATCTTGTATTCGCGTTTTCAAACTGAAGCGCAGTTGTTTAAGCATTTTGGTGGAGCGCATGGGGTTGAGGCGTATTTCGCTGAGCTGTTTAGCGAGACACTTCGTCGCATTGACGCTATCGCATGGTATTTAAACAGTGGTCGTAAGATTAGTGAGCGTTTTAATTGCAGGGGTCGTGCGCCTGTGACAGCATCACGCGGCATGATGATTGATTATGGTGTATCGCATGATCTTGAAGTGGTGCGTGACGCTATTGCACATCATTCCTGTCATCTAATCAATGATCGTGTCGTTGATGTGAGTTTACTGCGTAAAAAGCATGAAGATGATCTTTTTGGTGCAGGGGGTGGTGCAGGGGATAAATTACCTATGACCAATACTTTGAAACGAATTATGCTTGAGCTTGGTTATCAAAAATTCCCTAATCGCATCAGTAAAATGATAAATGGTGTTCGCATTCAGAGTGTCATATGGCACAAGTCTGAGGTTGATGAGGCAGAAATACTTGACAGATTTGAAAAAATGTATGTCGAAAAAATGGACATTCCCTTCTAGTTTTTTACTCACAAGGGCTTTTTGCTAATGTGAGTAAAGACCATTTCATTTTTAAGGTCTTTACTCACAAATCAAAAATTACTCTTTACTCATTTATAGTGAGTAATTATTATGAGTAATCTATAAGTTATTGATTTTTATATATTTATACTATTATTTACTCTTAATCTCACAATAAATAATAAAAAATAAGAAATAGTATAAATAGATAAAAATAGGTAAAAAGAGGGTAAATATAGGAAAAAAAAAAAACGTTTACTTAAGTGAGCAATACAAGGGTTTTTAGTGAGTAAGAGTAAATGTAGTGAGCAAATTTTCTTTGTATCATTTTAGCCGTGCAACCACTGCCGCATCACTCACTGCCGTAAATGACCGCAGTGAGTGCGGAAGTTAGGATTTTATTTTACGTGCGTAGAATTAAATTTTCCCACGCGTTATTGGATTTGTTTTTATCTGCGTGATAAATACGACCAACAGGATATCTCCCTGTCATACATATCCATGCAGCATAATGACATGGAACGATGCAGGCTTTGTTCTCTTCATCTTTGAATGTGACGTAGCGTGATCCGTCCGTTTTATTAAACGTGCCGTGTGACCATCTGGGGATATGGTGTGGGGGTTTAGGCTTCCAAGCGAATTCGCCCGTGTCAGGGTTGTACATGAGCTTATCACCGTCTGTGATGTAGTTGGTGTACTTCTCTTGGCGCAAACGCATATCTTCTTTGATGTGCTCGCGTGTAATCTCAAGTGATCGCTTGATGTGGTGGGCGTGTAGGTTCGATTTAATGGTATCCACTAGGCGTTTATCGTCTGTTAGATTACACCATCGATTGTCTAGCTTGTTGCCGTTGATGTGATAGATTGGCCGCCACTCCCCCTTCACTATTGCCCACGCCATTTGATGGCATAAGTAATTGTGATTTTTATACTTAAAGCGCAGGCCTTCAATGACGGACTTGTCTAAGTCATCGACAATGACGGTCGTTCCATCCCGTGCAAGCTCTTGTTTATACGCTTTCTTTACTACAGGCGTGCCTTTGAATGGGGTTCTATATCGCCCGCGTGTTTTTTCTCTATACTCAAAAACGCCCGTGTCAGGATCGTAAATAAGTAATTTTCGCAATTGCGTAGGTGTTAACCACTGCGATGGTTCGCGTGCTAATCGCGTGTGCTTGTACTTGTAGGGTTGAGCTGCGTTAAGCGCGTTGAGTCCCATGTCTATTTTCTTTGCCATATTTTGTCCGTGTTAGTTAGCGTGAATGTGAACGCTATACTATAGCAAACTCGATAAGTGAGTAAAATATGTAGTTTTAAAATGATCCTATAGGTTTACCTTGTTTTTTATAGTTTGATGATGTCATGTTTTATAGCGTTAGATTGCATTTAAACGCCTTTTAAGCCTTGTTTGATGTTTGGGTAATACGTTGGTATCGGTTAACGTGTAAACAAGGCTTAAAACGTGTTTAAAAGTGATTTATTTTAGACAATAAAAAGCCCTATATTGCTACAGGGCTTTAGGGCTATTTAGTTATTGAAAGAGTACGATCATTACAGCACCTCTAATTTATTTTGTTTGTATGCACGAATATACCTTTTAATATTTGTGAGTGACTTACTATAGACTTGCAAGCCACATGGAAAGCATACGCTAATAATACCCATACCGTTATAAGATGCGCCACATGCGTATTCACCTTTATAAAATATTGACCATGACGCGGCAATTAAATTTGTATTAAATCGAATATTACGCAAATTGTTTTGATATGCGCGGCTTAATGTGATTTTTTTCATTGTTTTAACCTTTTAATCCCAACGATCAACGTAAATTTTTACACCTTTAATAATGATATAGAGCGACGCTACATTAGAGAAACACGACGCATAAACTCGATATGTTTTATTGCCAACAATTGCTTTTTTTCCAGTGTTTAGTTTTTTACCATAACCCGTTGCAGTTTGCATTAGCCCGCGCGTGTGATACCACATAGGGGCGTCGATAAATTCTAAATATATAGTTTTCATTGTTTTAACCTTTTATTTTAAACGGTGCAAAATTACACCGCATAACGCCCTATCAATAAGGCGTTACACGTTGGAATTTTTACATTGTCCACGCCTTGCAAGCGCGACGGCTTAGATAATATTCGGCGGTTTTATCTGATAATCTGTATTCTTTAATCATTGTACGCGCTTCTTTTATAGTGCTAAACGCGTCCACTGTTTCTAAGTACTTACCGCTTTTACGCTGTATGTAAATCATTTTGCCACCTTCGACGCGTCAAAACAGAAAGAAAAGCCGCGCCCGTCAGCACTGTTACCATATCGCATATCGGTTAGATCCCAATCTAATTTGTGCTTAATTACCAATGCCTTCACAGCTTCGAAATGGCAGTCAACGCCGTCGAATTCATGTGGGTATGGGATAGTTGCTTCAAAACCTTTAAAACCCATTGCGCCCGCTGTATAGGCTTTAATGCGTGATCCGCGTACGTTGGAAGCGGGCAAATATTTAGTGTGTATTGCTATCATGATTTTATCCTTTTAAATTATAGAGTTATAGTGTTTTTATAAAATTTCAGTAATTGTTGCGGTGCCATACAGTGTTAATCAATACGCCTTTATCGATATTAAAATCCTGAATAAAACCGTAAAATTTAAAACCTTGCAAAATGTCGCGGTGAGCTTGTCGCGTTTTGTATTGTTCCGGTTCTTTGTTACTGACTAGTTTCGATAATTCCGATAAATGGAATTTTGCGATTTTTAGAATTGCCGCTTTTTCTGTTTTGTTCATGATTTTAACCTTTTATAAAATTTCAGTGATTGAAAACTTGTAAGTGGAATATACAAGTTTATATTCTTTTACGTTCGCATAATGCGCAGTCAATCGCAAACGACCTGAAAAACTAAATAAGTCTTTAAAAATTGCAATTGCTTGTCTATAGCTTGTCGCTTGTATTTTATAATTGAATAGTTCATCATCGTTGATTAGATAAGTTTTGATTTTATTCATTGTTTTATCCTTTTAGTTCAATAGTTTATATTTTTATGCACCAAAATGGTGCGTTGGGTAATTACGAAAAATACTAACATCCGACAATCTTTGCACCATTTTGGTGCATTAACATAAAATTAACCGTTCTATAAATTCGTAACCACGCGGCAAAGTTTACAGCAAATTAAACGCATGTCAACTAATACCTAACATTTTAAACAAAATAACATGGCTAAAAAGCTAAAAAGCTAATAATGTCAAGTACTTACTGACACGCTAAAATCTTTTAACATGGTCGCAATGGTTGCAGATTGTGCATAACTTGCCTGTGCATAACTTGCCTGTGCATAACTTGCCTGTGCATAACTTGCCTGTGCATAACTTGCCTGTGCATAACTTGCCTGTGCATAACTTGCCTGTGCATAACTTGCCTGTGCATAACTTGCCTGTGCATAACTCTACAGCTCAATCTATAAGACTGTAAGCATGTAAGCCTTGCAGCATTGCCACTCTATAGCGTGTCGTTATATCGAATCGCTTTAATGCTAAAATCCTGTAAGCCTATGATTCTATTAGGCTTTTTTCGTGTCGGGCATACGGCTTTCAATCCTAAAAATGTCGACATATCGACCCCCACCCCCACTTTTTCCTCAGCTTCCGTGTCGCGCTCTTACTATCGATTTTCCTCATTCGACAACTAAAATTTGCCATTTTCTAAAATTTTTATAAAAAATCCCTATAGGTTGTCAGTTTATACCTAACACTCAAAACAACACCCATACCCCCTACGCATAACTTTTTTACCCTGTGCATAACTTTTTAAAACACCTACCCCCTGTGCATAACTTTTACCCTCTAAAAATTTTTTATATAATTTTTAAAAGCAAATGTGTTAACATCTGCCTAACTTATTCTTCACACATAAAAACTATGGACACAAACATCCTAAATTTTATCTGGGAACCAAAACTCCCTCTGCCACAATTATGGAATAACGCCTGCTGCGATCCGTCATTTGTTGATGCAAATAAAATTCAAATCAACCCAACAAAAGAAGATGAGAAAGAAGCTAGAGCGTTTGTCTTCCAAACACCGTCTGCCCCAAGCAAACCCACTACACCTGGCGCGGCCATTGCAGCAAGACGCTTATTAGCGCAATATGATTTTTCTATGGCTGATGAGTCAGCACGCCTGCGAACCTATGCTATCTCACGCCTGCTCGATTTAGCAGAAAGTGAAAAAGAGAGTGTGGCTTTAGGGGCAATAGAGAAGATTGGTAAAATTGCTGAAGTTGGCTTGTTTGAAACTAAAATCAGTATTGATATTGGTAATAAAACAACGGATGAACTTGAAAAAGACCTGCAAGGGTTGATGAACAAATATATGAGTTCGCTTAATGTCATCAATGCCTAATCCTATTCCCGCTGAAATTCTCAATCAAATGAGTGAAACGGATCGTATCCGTGCGCTCGAATTACTGACTGAACTTGACCATCGCAACACACGAGCCGCTGCTCAAAAAGATTTTATTAAATTTGTAGAACGTATGTGGCCTGAGTTTATTCCCGGTCGTCACCATGCAAAAATGGCACGAGCCTTTGAGCGCGTAGCACAAGGTAAACTCAAGCGGTTAATTATCAATATGCCACCTCGTCATACTAAATCTGAGTTTGCATCGTATTTACTACCAGCATGGTTTTTAGGACTGTATCCAAATAAGCAAATCATGCAAATCTCCCATACTGCTGATATGGCTGAAGGGTTTGGACGTAAAGTTAGAAATTTAGTTGACTCAGATAATTATCATACTATTTTTCCAGAAACTCGCCTGCGCAGGGACTCTACCGCTGCGGCTAGATGGAATACAGATAAGAATGGGACGTATATCGCTATGGGTGTTGGTGGCGCCGTTGCCGGGAAAGGAGCGGATTTATGTATCCTCGATGACCTAATAAGTGAACAAGAAGGGAAAAGTCAAAATCCTGAGCCGCACAATGTGGTATATGATTATTATATGACCGGTCCTCGTCAACGCCTTCAGCCGGGGGGCGCCATAATTTTGGTTATGACACGGTGGTCGCGCCGAGATTTAACAGGTAGACTCGTTGATAACATGATTAGCTCCCCAGATGGCGACCAATGGGAAGTTATCGAGTTTCCGGCAATTCTCCCATCAGGCAAACCCCTATGGCCAGAGTTTTGGCCACTTGAAGAATTAGAGAAAACACGCCTATCTGTTGACCCACGTTTTTGGAATGCTCAGTATTTACAAAATCCAACTTCTGAAGAAGGGGCGATAATTAAACGTGAATGGTGGAAGCGATGGGAAAAACCCAATCCACCACCGATGGATTACCTTTTAATGTCGTGGGATACCGCGTTTGAAAAACATAATCGAGCAGACTTTTCAGCATTGACTGTATGGGGTGTGTTCGATGCAGACAACGATGATGGTACACGTCAGCCTAATATTATGCTCCTTGATGCGGTGAAAAAGCGTGTAGAGTTTCCAGAGCTTAAAGAATGGGTGAAAGAAGCCTATGATGAGTGGGCACCAGACACGATGATTGTGGAAAAACGTGCATCGGGGATGTCGCTAATACAAGAGCTTAGACGAATGGGTATTCCTGTGCATGAGTTTACCCCTGCACGCGGTAACGATAAGATTTCACGACTACATAGTATTGCCGATGTGTTCTCATCCGGTTTTGTTTGGGCACCAGAATACCGATGGGCTGATGAGCTTGTGGATGATGTTGCTGCGTTTCCATCCGGTATGCACGACGACTTGGTGGATACTGTGAGTCAAGCACTCATCTTCTTTCGAAATGGTAACTTTGTGCGTACAATACTCGATGAGCCTGAAGAAGAAAAATTCTATCGACGCAAACGAGAGTATTATTGATTACCACATTATTAAGAGACAACTAAATGAGTATAGATAAAAGTTTATATCAAGCACCGATGGGTCTTGATTCACTACTTGGAGCAATGTCAGATGAGTCGCCAGATATTGAGATTGAAATTGATGATCCAGATGCACTTCATATCGCTATGGGCGGACTCGAAATTGACTTCAATCCAAAAGCTACCGATGACGAAGACTTTGACGAAAATTTAGCTGAACTTTTAGATGATGGTGAATTGTCATCTATTGCTTCAGAGCTTTTGTCAGACTTTGATGATGACATTGGGTCAAGAAAAGATTGGATAATGACCTATACGGATGGTTTAGACCTTCTAGGAATGAAACTTGAAGAGCGTACTGAACCTTGGGATGGGGCGTGTGGTGTACATCATCCACTGCTTAGCGAAGCGTTAGTTAAGTTCCAAGCTGAAACGATGATGGCAACTTTCCCATCAGCCGGTCCGGTGAAAACACGCATTATTGGTAAAGAAACACAAAGCAAAAAAGATGCGGCTCAGCGCGTACAAGAAGACATGAACTATCAACTTCTTGATGTGATGACAGAGTATCGACCAGAACATGAGCGTATGCTTTGGGGTCTTGGCTTATCAGGTAATGCGTTTAAAAAGGTGTATTTTGATCCACGTCTTAACCGCCAAGTATCTGTATTTGTCCCTGCTGAAGATATGGTCGTGCCTTATGGTGCGTCTAATTTAGAAACAGCTGAGCGCGTCACACATGTAATGCGTAAAACTGAAAATGAAATGCGCAGACTTCAAGTAGCAGGATTTTATCGTGATATTGATTTGGGTGAACCAGATGGCGCACTTGATGAAGTTGAGAAAAAGATTGCTGAGAAAATGGGTTTTCGAGCGACATCCGATGATCGCTACAAAATTCTTGAGATGCACGTTGATTTAGACTTACCTGGTTTTGAGCACACAGATGAGGATGGTGAAGAAACAGGTATTGCATTACCTTATGTAGTGACTATTGAAAAAGGTAGCCAAGCGATTTTATCGATTAGACGTAACTGGGAGCCAGATGATGAAACCTACACCAAACGACAACATTTTGTTCATTATGGGTATGTCCCTGGGTTTGGCTTTTATTGCTTTGGCCTTATTCATCTTATTGGTGCATTTGCTAAGTCCGGCACTTCTCTTATTCGACAACTGGTTGATGCGGGAACACTAAGTAATCTACCTGGTGGTTTTAAATCGCGTGGTTTGCGCATTAAAGGTGATGACACACCTATTTCCCCTGGAGAGTGGCGCGATGTTGATGTACCAAGCGGTACAATTAAAGATAACTTGATACCTCTTCCTTATAAAGAGCCTAGTCAAGTATTGATGGCGCTTTTAAATCAAATTGTAGAAGAAGGTAGACGTTTTGCTAACGCAGCTGATTTGCAAGTATCAGATATGTCAGGTCAAGCACCTGTAGGAACAACACTTGCTATTTTAGAGCGTACACTCAAAGTCATCACAGCCGTGCAAGCTCGTGTGCATTATTCGATGAAGCAAGAGCTTGGTCTCCTAAAAGGGATTATTGCCGCTTACGCACCGGAGGATTATAATTATGAGCCTGAAGAAGGAAGTCGAAAAGCCAAAAAGTCTGATTACGAGACCACAGATGTTATCCCTGTATCTGACCCGAATGCGTCTACGATGGCTCAGAAAATCGTACAGTACCAAGCGGTATTACAACTTGCGCAAGGGGCACCTCAACTTTACAACTTGCCCGTTCTTCACCGCCAGATGCTTGACGCTTTGGGGATTAAGGATGCGCAAAAGCTTGTTCCATTAGAGGAAGATAAATTCCCTGTTGATCCTGTGTCTGAGAATCAGAATATGCTAAGACTCAAACCTGTCAAAGCATTTCTTAATCAAGACCACAACGCGCATATTGCTGTTCACATGGCGATGATTCATGATCCTAAGATTATGGCTACGCTACAAGGAAATCCATTGCTACCTCAAATTCAAGCAACAGTGATGTCGCATGTCGCTGAGCATTTAGGATTCCAGTATAGAAAAGATGTTGAGCAACAGCTAGGTATGCAAATGCCACCTCAAGAAGATCAAGATGGTGAGGATATTAAGCAAAATCCAGAAGTGGAAGCCGCGTTAGCACCATTGCTTGCGCAAGCAGCTACGCAACTACTACAGCAAAACACAGCGCAAGCAGCTCAGCAAAAAGCGCAGCAGCAAGCGCAAGACCCTCTGATTCAAATGCAGATGCAAGAGCTTCAGCTTAAAGCGCAAGAGCAACAACGCAAAGCGCAAAAAGATCAAACTGATGCACAGCTAAAAATGCAACAGATACAGGTTGAGCGTGAACGCATAGCGTCTCAAGCAGCAATGGCTGATAAGAATACGCAAATTGATGTACTTAAAAATGCAGCGCAATTGGGTGTTAAACAGTCTCTTGATAAAGCTAAACAAGCGCATGATGATAAGAAACTTCAAGTAGAAGCGCTTAAAAATGCTGCTGATATGACAATGAAGAAACAAGATCAGCAACGTAAAACGACCGTGCAAGCTCTAAAGGATGCTGCGCAGATTACTGCTAAGAAGACTGAGACGGAAATGGATATTGCGCATCAAGCCTATCAAGGTATGCTTGAGCGTGAACGCGCTCAGACAGAAAAAGCAGAAGAAATTGCACATCAAGCGTATCAAAATGCGTTAGACCGTCAACATCAAACTCATCATAAAGTACTTGATGTAGCGCATCAAGGCCATCAAGCTGAACTTACCCGTGCTCAACAGAAAAAGCAAGCACGACAGGCTGAGGTTCAATCGCAAGAAGGTGAAGAATAATGGACGCGTTTGATGTAGTGATTAAGCATATTGATGAGAAAATCGAGCAATTGAAAGATCATGTGTGTTCTGAGCGTCTTGAATCATTTGATGATTATAAGCAGTTATGCGGTGAGATTCGCGGTCTTCAAACGGCTCGCGGATATTTACTTGATGCAAAAGACAGATTAGAAGATTAGCTTGGGAGGGGAGCTAAAAACCCCGATGACAGCACGGAAAGACGGCACTTAACTTCCCACAAACAGGAAACAAAATGTCAAAGATTTTAATTGGTTCAAATCCAAAAAACCCTCAAGTTGTTGGTAGCTACGAAACAGACGCTACTAATGAAGAGAAAGCAACTCAACTCCCAATACCATCAGGATACAGACTCCTATGCGCTATTCCCGAAGCTGATAAAGAATACGAAAGTGGTATTGCGAAAGCGGATATAACCTTGCGTAATGAAGAAGTGCTTACAACCGTACTTTTTGTTATCGCATTAGGTCCAGAAGCGTATAAAGATGAAAATAAATTCCCAAGTGGGCCTTGGTGTAAACAAGGTGACTTTATTTTAGTACGACCCAACTCAGGTTCACGTCTACTCATTCACGGTAAAGAATTCCGATTAATTAATGACGATTCGGTAGAAGCGGTTGTACTCGATCCTCGCGGAATTAGTCGGAAATAATTATGATAAAAATAACAGGCTTAAATACTAATTGTAGCTTTGCACTTGCAATATCATGGCTTGATGTAAAAGCTAATAAAGTTTCAAGAGCATCTTGGAATAATGAAAAATGGTTAAAACAAATTGCACCAAATCAATGGGGTGTGACAAGTAATCATGAGGATGAAGATCGCCTTTGTTCAAATGGCTTTATAGCTGTAGTGACTGAAGATGGTTTTGAACCTTGGGTACCAACTCATTCCGATTTATTGGCTCATGATTGGTGTATATTAGACAACAACTAATAGGACAAGACTATGACATTTGAACAAGCAGAATATAAATTCCCAGATGAACAAGATGATTTCGATAATGATATTGAAATCGAAATTGAAGACGATACGCCAGAAGAAGATCGTGGTCGTCAACCTATGCCCAAACACATTGTGGATGAGCTAGAAGAAGACGAGCTAGATTCGTATGATGAGAAAGCCAAGCAACGCTTAAAACAAATGCGTAAGGTTTATCATGATGAGCGTAGAGAAAAAGAAGCGGCTCAACGTGAACACCGAGAAGCTGTTGCAGTAGCTCAAAGACTACTTCAAGAAAACCAACGTGTGAATCAAGTACTGGGTAATGGTGAGAAAGAATACATTACTAATGTACAGCAATTAGCACAAAAAGAACTACAAGAAGCCAAGCGAGCCTATAAAGAAGCTTATGAAATGGGTGACGCTGACGGTATTGTAGAAGCGCAAGAGCAAATGCAGATTGCCAATTTAAAATTGGTGCAAGCACACAATATGCGTACAGGGTCTTTACAAACACCTGAATATGAGGTACAACAGGCGCAAGAGAGACTACAACGACCTGTAGCCCAACAAGTTCCGCAGCCTGACGAAAAGGCGTTGGATTGGCAAGATAGAAATCCTTGGTTTGGTAAAGACAAAGAAATGACCAGTGCAGCTTTAGGATTACATGCCAAATTGGTGGATGAAGGTGTCCCTGTAGGCTCAAAAGAATATTACAACGCGTTGGACAAAACGATGCGTAAAAGATTTAGCGATAGTGAATATTTTGGGGATTCGGGTAGTAGGCAATCCAATCGGGGTAGACCATCAAATGTCGTCGCACCCGCTTCGAGAAGCACATCACCTAAAAAGATAAAGTTAACTCAAAGTCAAGTCAACTTAGCAAAGAAATTTGGCTTAACACCTGAACAATATGCGAAAGCAGCTTTAGAATTGGAGAACCAAAATGGCAGATAACACAAATGCAAGAACTACTCGTGAACTAGAAACCAGAGCGCTTACTGAGCGTCCCAAGCAGTGGATGGCACCAGAGCTGCTCCCAGAGCCTGACAAAGAGGCTGGGTTCGCATACCGTTGGATTCGTATAGCAACATTAAATAATAGTGACCCAAGTAACCTAGCCGGCAAACTCAGAGAAGGATGGGAACCTGTTACGCTTAGCGAACAACCAAAGTTTAGACTGTTAGCCGACCCCAATAGTCGATATAAAGACAATATTGAAGTAGGCGGATTATTACTCTGTAAGATTCCAGCTGAGTTTATGGATCAGCGTGCGCAGTACTACGCTAATATCACAAACCAACAAGCTGAAGCTGTAGATAATAATTTGATGCGCCAAAGCGATTCAAGAATGCCAATCTTTAAAGAACGGAGTTCTAAAGTGACCTTTGGGAAACAATCTTAATTTTTTAATCTAGGAGTTTTAAATGGCTTATCCTACAGTACAAGCCCCATACGGATTAAAACCGGTCAATTTGATCGGTGGTCAAGTCTTTGCGGGTTCTACTCGTGAATTCCCAATCCAATATGGTTATGGCACAAACATCTTTTACGGTGATTTCGTTACTATCGTGCGTGGTTTAGCAACTCGCGGTGCAGTGACTACAGCGACAACAAGTGCAACTAGTGGTATTTTCCTCGGTTGTTCTTACACTAATCCAACAACTAAACAAAAATTGTTTAGCCAATACTGGCCAGCAGGTACTTTAGCTGGTGATGCAGTGGCGATTGTTGCTGATGATCCTGATACTGTATTTAGAACTGCTGTTGTAACCTCGCAAGGTGGTTCTACAATCGGCAGTGCAAACATTGCATTGATTGGTCAAAATGTAGACGCATCTAACTTAGCTGGTAGCGTGAACACAGGTAACTCTGCAAATGGCGTAGTCCAAAAAGCAGCGACTCCAGCAACAACAGCGTCTGCACTTCGTGTGCTTGACGTGGTTGACGAAACATCTGTTAGCGTATCTGCAATTGGTTCTTCTTCTACAACAACCATTACATTGACAACAGCGTTAGCAAGTACAACTGCTATCGGTCCGGGTTGGAACGTAGCGTACATTGCACCTAACGGTCAATTGGTACAAACAGGATCATTTGTAGCGTCTGTATCTAGCACTACTTCAGTTACAATCAACCAAGCGATTTTAGCTACCAATAGCGTATCTGAAATTCCATCTGGTTCAACGATTGTATTTACTCAATTCCCAGAAGTATTAGTGAAAATCGATTTCGGTATTCACTCTTATTACTCTGCTGCCGCTACTGCATAAGGAGATTAGAATATGGCAATTTCAAGAGCACAGCTATTAAAAGAGTTATTACCGGGTCTTAACGCGTTATTCGGTTTAGAGTACGCACGCTACGGTGAAGAACACAAAGAGATTTATGAAATTGAATCATCTGAGCGTTCATTTGAAGAAGAAACAAAACTTTCAGGATTTGCAGCAGCGGCTGTTAAACCAGAGGGTTCTGCTATTCAATATGAAGCGGGTCAAGAAGCATGGACTGCACGCTACAATCACGAAACAATCGCTCTTGGCTTCTCATTAACTGAAGAAGCTGTAGAAGATAACTTGTATGACTCATTGTCTGCTCGTTACACAAAAGCATTGGCTCGTGCAATGGCGTACACCAAACAAGTAAAAGCAGCGGCTGTTTTAAACAACGGCTTCAACGCAGCTTATACTGGTGGTGACGGTTCATCATTGTTCTCAGCATCACACTCATTGGTATCTGGCGGTACAAACTCAAATATCCCTTCAACCCCTGCTGATTTGAACGAAACTTCTTTGGAAGCGGCTGTTATCCAAATCGCTGCATGGACTGACGAACGTGGATTATTGATTGCTGCTAAACCTCGTAAATTGATTGTTCCCCCTGCACTTCAATTCGTTGCAACTCGTTTGCTCGAAACTGAACAACGTGTAGGTACAACCGATAACGACATCAATGCGTTGAAAAACAACGGTTCGATTCCTGAAGGTTATTCGGTTAACCACTTCTTGACCGACACTAACGCATGGTTCTTAACCACTGATGTACCAAATGGTATGAAGCATTTTGTTCGTCAGCCGTTAGCGACATCATCAGATTCGGACTTTGATACTGGTAACATGAGATACAAAGCGAGAGAACGCTACAGCTTCGGCTGGTCTGATCCCTTAGGTGTCTTCGGTTCATCTGGTTCAAACTAAGTAAAATCAACTACTTAGGTACATTAAGGGTCTCTTCGGAGACCCTTTTTTATTATTTAAATAAAATTACCGTGACACCGTCACAAAATAATGTATAATCTCTCTTAACATTTATATCGGAGATAATACTAATGAAAAATGTAATTTACAAAATAAGAAATGTAGTTAATGGTAAGTTTTATGTGGGTAGTACCGTAGATAGTAGAGTTAGGTTTCAAACGCACCGTCGTAATTTAAAAAAAGGGAAACACCAAAGTCCTCATATGCAAGCTGCATGGAATAAATATGGGGAAGATTGTTTTAAATTTGAAGTAGTAGAGATTATTGAATGCTCAGAAGATTTACTAATCACAGAGCAAAAATGGTTAGACGAACACGCAGGAAAACCGTACTGTTACAATTGGGCAACCGATGCAAGTGCACCTATGCGAGGGAAAAAACACACAGCTGAGGCGCTAATAAAACTAAAAGAAGCCGCGCAAAAAGTACCTAAAGGGGAACATTCTAGTTTATATAATGTCCCTAGAAGTAATGAAACTCGTAAAAAAATAAGTGAAACTCAAAAAGGTGTTAAGAAAGCACCTAGAGTATATACAGAAGAAGGATTACGCAAAGCTCAAGAGACTATGAAGCGTAACGCCAGGTCACAAGAACATACCCCTTTAAATGAGGTACTAGCTAAGTTTCCAGAAGAAGTGCGTAGTAAGTATGATTTTACTAATGCCATTTACACGGGGGCGTTAAATAGAATTACAGGATGTGTATGTCCTACGCACGGAGAGTTCTCTCAATATGCGGCTCAATTTAGAAAAGGGTCAGGTTGTGCAGAGTGCGGAGCGCTTATTAGGAACGAGAAGAAAAGTATTGAGATGAAGCTGAAATGGTCAACTGAAGATGGTCGTAAAAAGATGGGTAGAGGAGCTAATAAAATAGTTGCCTAATCAACCAATTAGGGTGTAATATCAGCCCATATCTAGGAACTTTTTATTTGCGCAGATTGACCTAGCAAGCTTTACACAAGACTGCGTATCTTACGTGTATTTGGAGATTAAAATGGGTTTAGCATCACACTTTGGTCCTTGGAGACTTGGGACCGTACCTAACACTACTGGCACAACTGCTGGTACTATCAACAATATGGGCGCAACTATTGTTGCCCAAAAGAAAGCTGTAGCTTACGGTGACGCGTCATCTTCACAAGCGTTTGTTCTACCAGCCGGCGCAACGATTACAGCTATGCAGTTCATTACTACAGCGGCGTTTTCATCAGCTGCGACAATCACATTGTCTATTGGCGGTACAGCTATTTCAACAGCGTCTACGATTACCACCGCAGGTTCTGGTGCAGTATCTTTTGCTGCAACTACTGGTGCAGCGGCACTTGCAGCTAACGTAGGTTCTACTGACGCGATTGTTACTTACACTGTAGGTGGTACTTCGCTTACTACTGGGACGGGTATTCTTGTTGTATCGTACATGGTGAATTTATCAGACGGTACTTACAACCCAACATCGCAAACTGCGTAATTAGTCTGTGGGGGAGTTTATCTCCCCCTTTTTAAATAGGAGATTAGTTATGGCAATGCAGTATGATGTCAAGAGTGCGCATAGAAGCACTGCTGGTAGTTTTTATGGTAGTCGAGTACGTCTAAAAGGGTTTTCAGTAGCTCCAGCTGTTAGCACAGCAGCTACCTATGAGTTTAGAGATGGCAGTGCGACAGGTGACATCCTTTGTCAGATGGACATTCCGTCTAACTCAAACCCTAACTCGTTTTATGTGGCTATCCCGCATGAAGGTATCTTATTCCAAAACGGCATATATTTAACACTCAGTGTTGGGTCTGTTTCTGGAATCACTATTTTCTACGGGTAAGCCATGATGGACGACCAAATTAAACTTGCGGTTCATGAAAATGAGATTAAACACTTGCAGACTGATATGGATAAGTTGGTTAAGGATATGGAGGAGCTTAAAACCTCTATTGCCGAAATAAGCAAGACCCTCGCGGAAGCTAAAGGGGGGTGGCAAGTTTTAATGGTTATGGGCGGTTTAGGTGCAGCGATTGGCTCGGTATTAGGCTGGGCATTTGAACATTTTTCAGGTAAGTGAGATGGCGAAAAAAGCTCCAGTATTAGCAGTGGGTAGGGGTGAGAAACTCCCAGTCTCTAAAGGCGCAGGTCTTACAGCCAAAGGTCGCGCAAAGTACAATGCGGCTACGGGCTCTAATTTAAAAGCACCAGCGCCAAATCCTAAAACCAAAAAAGATGCAGCTAGACGTAAATCGTTCTGTGCGCGTATGGCAGGTGTTCCAGGTCCTATGAAGGATGAGAATGGTAAACCAACTCGCAAAGCAGCTTCTTTGAAAAGATGGAATTGTCATGCCTAGTGTAAGTAAGAAACAACGAAATTTCATGGCAGCCGCTGCTCACAATCCCAGCTTTGCAAAGAAAGTAGGTATTCCAGTTAGTGTGGCTAAAGAGTTTAATCAAGCCGATAAAGGTAAAAAATTTAAAGAAGGTGGTAATGTGGCTAATCTAAAAAAGTTATTTAAAGGTAAAGAAACCTATAGCGAAGAGCTTAAAGAAGGTAAAGCTATTAAGTCTGGGAAAATCACTCCTAAAGAATACGCTAAAGGTGAAGAGATGGAAAAGAAAATGAAGAAAGGTGGTAAATGCTGTATGGCTAAAGGCGGTAGCGTTAAAGAAGCCCGCATGGAACCTTCTAAAATGGAAAAAATTCCTCAAGGTAATAAGAAGTTTGGTGAACACGCTATTCAGAAATCAGGTTTATCTAAAGGTAAAAACTTAGGTGATAGCGGTAAATCTGAAGGTATTCAATCTGGTGCTAAGCGTTATGCTAAAGGTGGTGTTACCCGTGCGGACGGCGTAGCAACTAAAGGTCACACTAAAGGTAAATTTGTTTAGGGGATTGTCATGGCAAAAGTAAAACGTTTTAGAGGTGGCGGTAGTTCAGTAGCAGCTGCAGCACCAGAAGATAGAGAACCTAGCAGACGGCTTAAATCTAAACCTAGACCCTTTACTCGTACTGTAGAAACAGCTGAAGCAGGGGGGAATTATCCAGTTAAAGTTAATACTCCTAAAGTTGATACTGCTGGCGGTAATAATATTATTAAACGTCCCGCATCTGAATTAGCTGTAAAAGCTGGGAAGTCTGGTGTTGATATTGGAAAAACAGTAGGTAGAGCAGCAAGGTTGGCTGGTAGAGCGTTTCCAATTGTCACAGGTGCATTAGAACCTTCAGAGTTGGGAGATTCATCTTTATCTAATAAAGAATCTGCAGAGATGGTTAAACGTGGTGCATTTAAACAAGGCCAAGATAGTTCTATCGACACAGCTAAATCCCGTGCAGCAAATAGAGAAGATATGTATGGTACGCAAAAAACACCTGAGGTATCTAAACCTGCTAAAAAAGATGAACCTGTTGCAGTAGTTAAAAAACAAACCACAGTGGTTTCAAAACCTAAAGGTCCTACTGAAGGTGACCGTGCTAGATCGGCGTTAAAAGAGTTTAGAGATTGGAATGCTTCTCGTGCGCCGTTAGATTCAGACGCTACTACAGCAGAAGACATGAATACGCAAGGTAAGCTTGATGCTGTTGAAAATGTAGACGGTATGAAAAAAGGCGGTATGACTAAACGTAGACCACCTAAACCTGCTAAGAAAGTACCTGCTAGAAAGTTTGCATCAGGCGGAAATGTATCACGTACATCAGCTTCTAAACGTGGGGATGGTTGTGCAACTAAAGGTCATACGCGTGGGAAATACCTATGAGGTTTTCACGCGGAATGGGATGTATTAACCCTAAAAAGATACCTGGACGAAAAGGTAAAAAGAAATGACGACATCGGGTACAAGTACATTCAACCTTGATTTAGCTGATCTGGTGGAAGAAGCATATGAGCGCTGTGGTCAAGAGCTTCGCAGCGGATATGATTTACGCACGGCTAGACGGTCACTCAATTTGCTAACGATTGAATTGGCAAATAGGGGGATTAATTTATGGACAATTGAGCAAGGTGTCATCCCACTTGTACCCGATCAAATTGCTTATGACTTACCTGTTGATACAATTGATTTACTTGACCATGTAGTGCGTACAGGCACAGGTCAAAATCAAGTAGACATTAACATATCTCGTATTTCTGAATCGACCTACTCAACCATTCCAAATAAGAATGCACATGGTAGACCGATTCAAGTATGGGTAAATCGTCAAACAGGCGCAACATATCCTGACGGCACGTCCACAACAATTAAATATCCGCAGATTAATATCTGGCCTACACCCGATCAAGGTACAGTAGAATCACCGTATTACTATTTTATTTACTGGCGATTGCGCAGAATCCAAGACGCTGGTAATGCGGTTAATACACAAGACATTCCGTTCAGATTACTCAACGCACTTGTTGCAGGGTTAGCCTTTTATCTTAGTATGAAATTACCTGGCGTAGACCCTAATCGCATTCAAATGCTAAAAGGTGATTACGAACAGCAATTAGACTTAGCTCTTTCTGAAGATAGGGAGAAAGCGAGTAATCGTTTTGTTCCACGGATTATGCACGTTTAGTTATGTCAGTTAAATACTCATCAGGTAAGTGGAGTCATGCGTTTTGCGATCGTTGCGGACAACGCTATCAGCTTAAAGAACTTAAAAAGCTAACGATTAAGACTAAAGTAACCAATATTTTATGTTGTCCGTCTTGTTGGGATTACGATCAACCACAGTTACTTGTTGGTATGTATCCAATTTTTGACCCACAGGCTTTACGTAACCCCAGACCAGATACAAGCTATTACCAAGCAGGGTTAAATGGGTTACAATTAACTTTAACGGATAACGGCGTACCCACAGATGGTAGTCGTGTATTTCAGTGGGGTTGGGCACCAGTTGGTGGCGCTTCACAGTTTGATGCAGTACTTACACCTAATTACCTTGTTGCCATCGCTTCTGTTGGCACTGTTACAATCACAACTTAGAGAATCATCATGACAGGTAAAATTAAAACAGAACCTACTCCTAAAGTAGTAGGCTATCCACAGACAGGTATTAAAACATCTGGTATTAAAACTCGTGGTAATGGTGCTGCTACGAAAGGGAAAATCGCACGCGGACCGATGGCATAATTATTATGAGCGAGTTAGCTTATATATACGCCATAGAAAATATACATAATGGAAAAATGTATATAGGTAGTACAAAAAACTATGTTTATCGTTGGCGAGCCCATAAAACTACTTTACGTAAAGGTGTCCACCATTCTTTTGTGTTACAAAAAGCATGGGAAAAGTATGGAGAATCATCATTTGTATTTAAATTACTTTTGATATGTTCTAAAGATACTAGATATTTTTATGAACAGTCTTTGATGAAACTACAGTCTTATAACATACTTAGAACCGTTAATGAATGTTTAGTTAGAGGTGGGTGGAAACATTCTGATGAGTTTAAAGCTAAGATGTCTAAAACACATAAAGGTAAAGCCTTATCCGCTGAGCATAGAGAAAAGTTGTCTGTAAGTAGTACAGGTAGAAAATACGATGATAGTTTTAAATTAAAAGCTAGAAATAGACAACTAGGTGTTACACCTTCTGAATTAACTAGAAATAGATTGAGCGAAGCTTTAATAAAACACCATGCGGAAACATCTGATAAAACTTTAACTGCTATTTTAAATGCATATCATGCGTTTAAATACGGAGATAAATTATCTGAAGTTGTTAAACCTTTACAAATTACAACAACTACGTTTTATAAATACTGCCTTAAAGTAGGGTTAATTCCTGTTAAAAAGAAAGCTATTAATGATGTAATTATAAAAGTAGATGCTTTGATAGCTGAAGGCCTCTCATTCAACGATGCGTGTGATATACTTAATATTAATTCAAAACAGATAAAAACATTGTATCGAGCTAGAGGTAAGGTATGACATACTTAGAACTTTGCACTGCAATTTCCGATTACGTTGAAAATTCATTTACAACAGCGCAGTTAAATACCTTCATAGAACAATCTGAACAAAGAATTTACAATTCAATACAGCTTCCAGATTTACGCAAAAACGTCACGGGTGTAATTACCGCTAATAATAAATACTTGCAATGCCCTTTAGATTTTTTATCTGCTTACTCTATAGCTGTTATTGATGCAGATGATAACTACACATATCTTTTAAATAAAGATGTAAACTTCATTCGTGAAGCGTACCCAAATCCCGGCGACACAGCCATACCTAAGTATTATGCAATATTTGGTCCTCGTTCAGATAATATCGATGAACTGACATTTATTTTAGGGCCTACGCCAGACCAAGATTACAACACAGAGCTCCATTACTTTTACTATCCGCCATCTATTACAAGTGAAGAGTCTGGTGGTGTAACATGGCTCGGCGATAATTTTGATTCCGCGTTGCTGTACGGCTCTATATTAGAAGCTTACGTTTTCCTCAAAGGGGACACCGAAATTATGACTCAATATCGTCAACGCTACGAAGAAGCAATGAATCTACTCAATACACTTGCGACAGGTAAAGATAGAGGGGATGCGTATCGTAACGGTCAAGCAAGGATACCTGTTAGATGATAGTACAAGGCCAAACAACTAGCTTTAAAAAAGAGCTCTATGAAGCTATCCATGACTTTACTACGGATACGTTTAAAATTGCTTTGTACACAGCTAACGCTACGCTTAATCAAGACACCACTGCTTATACAGATGTAGGTGAGATTTCAGGTACGGGTTATACAGCGGGCGGTAAGTCTTTAGTTAACCCTATAGTTAGCTCAGCGAGTGGTGTTGCGTATATTAGCTTTGATAATATCTCGTGGACTTCAGCAAGTTTCACAGTACGTGGCGCGTTGATATATAATAGCTCTAAAGCTAATCGCTCTGTTGCGGTACTGGACTTTGGTAGCGATAAGATAACAACCTCAACTTTTACAATAACTTTTCCAGCGAACACAAGCACTTCAGCTATTATTCGCTCTTCTAATTAGGTAAACAATATGCACTCAGAAAAAGTAGATGCGCAAGACTCAACAGGCGTAACCCTCATTAGAGGTGGAGAAGCTGACGAACAAATTCAAATTACAGGTCACTATGATGTTAAATGCCTTGACGCTGACGGTAATGTGAAGTGGGAAGATACTATTAAAAACTTAGTAGTGACTGTTGGCAAAAATGATTTACTAGATAAATATTTTGCTGGTTCTGCTTATACAGCGGCTTGGTATATGGGTCTTGTTGACAACGCTTCGTTTAGCGCTTACGCAGCTGGAGACACTTTAGCTTCTCACGCTGGTTGGCTAGAATACTTAGACTACACTATTTCAGGCAGTTCTACTAACCGAGCAACACCAACTTGGAGTGCGGCATCGGCTGGCTCAAAAGCAACAACAGCTACTACGTTTACCATCAGTGGTTCAGGTACAGTGTTAGGTGCGCTTATGTGTACAACTCAAGCAAGAAACAGTGCTACTGATGGTGGTGCAGGTATTCTTTATTCTGCTGGTAGTTTTACAGGTGGTAGCCGTGCAGTGGTATCTGGTGATTCATTACTTGTTACTTACACAGCGTCAGTTTAGGGGTGATGTATGGCTTTAGTTTTAGCGGATAGAGTTAAGGAAACTACAACATCCACAGGCACTACCGCTATTACTTTAGCTGGTGCTGCGGCAGGGTATCAGACGTTTTCTTCAGCAATCGGTAATACAAATACTACTTATTACACCATCGCTGACCAAACAGGAGCTAACTGGGAAGTAGGAATTGGTACCTACACAACCTCTGGAAACACACTAAGCCGAGATACTGTTTTAGCATCTAGCAATGCAGGGAGTCTAGTTACGTTCACTGCTGGTACTAAAGATGTGTTTGTCACTTACCCTGCTGAGCGAGCGATGTACACTGGTGGACCTTTAGGGACGCCGTCTAGTGGGACTTTGACAAATGCGACTGGGTACACCTATGCTAATTTAAGCGGCACAGTACCCACATGGAATCAAAACACGACTGGGACTGCGGCTGGTTTAAGTGCTACATTGGCAATTGCATCTGGTGGTACAGGAGCAACAACTTTAGCTGGCGCAAACTTACCAGTAACAAACGTAGCAAACACCTTTACAGGCACTCAAACTTTTAATGGGACTTCAAGTGCATTAGCTGCTGTTTTTGCTAATGCTGCTGAAACAACTACTGTATCAGCTACTGCTGCCGCTGGAACGATTGCATACTATACAAGCTCCCAATCCGTTTTATATTACACGTCTAATGCTTCCGCTAACTGGACTTTAAACATAAGACATTCAGTAGGCACAACGCTTAATACCGCATTGGCGGTAGGTCAAACGATTACAGTCACTCACATGGTAACTAATGGTGCAACAACAGCATTTTATAATAGTGCAGTACAGGTAGATGGAACAACAACTGGCGTAACAACTAAGTGGCAAGGTGGAACAGCTCCGACAAGCGGTAACACTTCTGCTATTGATGTTTATACTTATGCTATTATAAAAACTGCTGCTGCGACATTTACTGTCTTAGCTGCTGTTACTAAATTTGCTTAAAGATTATCTATGCCTTTAATTTCAAGTTTAGGTTTAATGAATGCTCTAGGATTTGGGTTTAGTGCTTTAAAATACCCACCATCAATAGCAATGAGTTCTGCTGCGTCTCCATATCAAGATATTTATCCTTGGGTAACAGGTGTAGGTTTTGGTGTAAGGTTTACAAATCCAACAACCGCAATGACTATAGGTACTAAAGGGGTTTCATTTAACCCTATCTCATCTGTTGTTTCGTTTGCTATGAATGGTTCTCCTTTTATAACCAGTTATAAGTGGAGTTCTTTAGGGTATGGAACAAAATATACTGACCCATCGTTTACTGGAGGGTCAAGTTCTTCTGGACCTGTATTTAACCCTGCAGGGAATACCATTGCTATAGGGCAAACAGCAACACCTTTTATCGGTGCATTCCCTTGGAATAATACTACAGGATATGGTACAAAATATGCTGACCCTTCTATATTGCCAGCCGGTGCAGGGAACGCCATTACTTTTTCTCCCAATGGAAATGATATATTTCTTGGTCATACTACTACTCCAAATATGGCTGCTTATGCTTGGAGTTCTGGGTTTGGTACAAAATACGCTAACCCCGCATCTGCGCTTTCCGCAAGAGGTCTTGCGATAGCTATTAACACAGCAGGTGATGTATTAACAGTTGGTACAAATGGCACACCCTATGTTAATGCTTATATTTGGACAAGTGGAGTAGGGTTTGGAACTAAATACGCTGACCCTCCAACATTACCTACAGGAAATATCAATTCCGCAGCATTTAATCCTACAGGGACGGTAGTTTCTTACGCATCAACTGCGTCTCCATATGTAATATCGTACCCTTGGAGTTCTGGTTACGGTACAAAATATACTAACCCTAGTGTACTACCAGTAGTTAGTACAGCAGCAACAGGTGTAAGTTTTAATTCAACAGGGTCAGACATAGCAGTAGCTTCAGATGGGACAACTGCTTTAACGGTATATCCTTGGAGCGCAGGGTATGGAACTAAATATGCTAACCCAACTACACTTCCCACAGGCAGCAACACATCTAAAGTAAGTTTTTCATCAAAATAATTAGGGGTATAAAATGTATTTAACAATAACAGACCAAGACAAAATTAATATGCTCGCGTATAACGTAGTGCATAGAGAAAGAGAAGTAAATGGGTATCAAATTAATATTGATAACTTTACTCAAATGTTAACGGCACTCCCACAAGGTGATGTTCCTTCCGATATTGCACCGTATGTAGGTACAAAACCAGATAATCATACAAAAATAGACGATTTACCTTTATCTTTTAGTGACGAACAAATTGATTTAATTAGTAAGTATCAATATAGAGTTGATTTAACGTTAAGGTTACGAACTGAAAAAGCCGAGCAAAATAAAGCTAAAGCGGTTTTAAATGCTTTAAAAGCTCAAATCCCTGCCGACCAACTAGATGCTTTAGTTGCAGAAGCGTTGGTGATTGTTAACGCTCAATCTACTACTGCATAATTAAAATATGTTTGGCTTCTCTACATTTGCTGATACACCGTTTGCTGCACTACCTACAGCAGGGCAAAGCTATTCAGTCAGTTTAACTGAGAATGCCTCAGCCACAGAGGTTCAATTAGTTGGTGTTGGCTATTCAGTCAGTTTAACTGAGAGTGTAAGTGTAGACGCATCAGTATATATTAATCTTGACCCTGGTTCATGGGGGTATGGTGGTTGGGGCCAAGATGCGTGGGGTGGTACACCTTATAGCGTAATTGTAGAGACCGCGTCAGCTTTAGACAGTCAAAATGCGTACGTAATTTACTCAGCAGTAATATCAGAAAGCGTCACTGCAATTGATAGTCAGGTAAATAGTTCATCTACTTTAGCTCAAATTACAGAGACAATTACTTTAGTAGATAGCGTTTTATGTACCTTATCAATACCAAGTAGTTTAACAGAGTCAGCTACATTATTAGATGCTCAAACTGCAACACTGTCAATAAGCGTAGAAGCGTTAGAATCAGTAACTACAAATTCATCCGTAATCGCTGAGTTGTTAGTTTTAGGGGCTTTAATTGAATCTGCTACAGCTACTGATACACAAACAACTACGGTAGGCATTGGATGCAACCTAACAGAATCAGCTACAGCTACTGATGCACAAATTGGTGGATTAGCTTTATCTGTTACCTTACTAGAAAGTGTACTTGCAAGTGATTCCCAAACAAACTTAGCATCGCTGTTAGCGTCTATAAATGAAAGTGGCAGTGTATCTGACGCAATAACTTCAATCGGAACATTTTCAATTACAATAAATGAGACTGTTTATGCAATTGATTCTGTTACTGGGCGATACTTATGGGAGCAAATAGATGATACACAAACAGCAAATTGGACTACAATTACCACAACACAAGACCCAAATTGGACACCCATAATCACATCAGGTTAAAAACATGACAACAGCTTATACATCACTTTTAGGATTGGCTCTTCCCGTCACAGGAGAGCTTACAGGTACTTGGGGAGATACAGTTAATGACAGTATTACCTCGCTTCTTGATACGGCTATTGCAGGCTCTAAAACAGCAGATGTTACTTCCAGTGACTGGACTTTAACGGCCATTGACGGTTCAGATTCTGGGACAGCGAGAGCGGCTGTGCTAATTCCTACAGGAACTAACGGCGCTACAACTCGCTCAATTCTCGCGCCTAATCAAAGTAAAGTTTATGTTGTTATTAACCAAGCTACAGGCTCAGTTGTTGTTAAAGGCGTTACTGGCCCAACTACGGGTGTAACAATTGCTGCTGGTAAAACAACCATAGTTGCTTGGGATGGTTCAGACTTTGTTGAGATTGTACCTACATTGTCCACAACCACTAATGGGATTAATTCTGCAACAACAACAGTTGTTGTTAATAGCGCAACAGCGCCAACCATAGGTCAAGTTCTAACAGCAACTAGCGGTACAGCGGCAACTTGGCAAACACCTAGTGCGTCTGGTGTAACTTCAGTAACTGCCACTTCCCCCGTAGCATCAACTGGGGGTACTACTCCTGTAATCAGTATGCCTGCTGCTACAACTTCGGTTAGTGGGTATTTAACTAGTACCGATTGGAATACCTTTAATGGTAAGCTGTCTACCACTGGCGGTACGATGACGGGTGATATTACGTTTAATACTGGACAACCTTTAGGTGCACCATCAAGCGGTACGCTGTCATCTTGTACGGTTGATGGGACTGATGCCATTGGTTTTAGAAATATACCTATAAACAGTCAAAGCACAGCATACACAGCCGTGTTAGCTGATTCTGGTAAATGTATTTTTCATCCGTCAACTGACGCTAACGCTCGGACATTTACTATCCCTGCCAATAGCTCAGTGGCATACCCAATAGGCACAGCAATTTCGTTTGTTAATATGACATCTCAAGTTGTCAGTATTGCAATCACAACTGACACGATGTATTTAGCTGGTACAGGCACAACCGGTACACGCTCACTCGCGCAGTACGGCACAGCGACAGCACTTAAGATAACATCAACAACTTGGATTATTTCTGGTGCGGGGTTGACCTAATGAGTGGGATTCAACAAATGTTAACGGGCGGGACTTATGCACCCGCAGGCCCAACGACCATTGGGCAAGCGTTTGGTGGCGGATTTTACGCTGGTAAGATTAACGTTTCTGGTACGCAGTATTATTTAATTGTCGCCCCTAAAGCATCTGGTGAAAATTCAAGTAGAACATGGGGCGTTTACGGAGCAACAACGGGGATAACGTCTGTTATTGATGGACCAACAAACTCTGCGTCATTAGCTGCACTCGGTGCATCATATCAGGCGGCTGTATTTGCTGAAGGCTTAACAATAGGGGGTTATAGCGATTGGTATCTACCTGCTAAAAACGAGCTAGAAGTGCTGTATTATTTCTTAAAACCGACTACTAATGCTAACGCTACTACATCGGGTTCAAATGCCAATGCGGTATCACCAGAGCCGATTAGCACTAATTACACTACAGGTTCACCCGCTCAAACGAGTGCGGGTATTGGCTTTAGAACTGGGGAAACAAATGCGTTTGACTCTAACTTCTATTGGTCTTCTACTGAGAACGGTGCTTACTACGCATGGCTTCAGGCCTTCAGCACTGGAGGTCAGAACGGCAACACCATTAAGAGCGCTAGTTACTGCGTCAGAGCTGTTCGGAGAATCGCTGTGTAACAGCGTTAAACCTTTAATAATTTAATCATTTAAAAGGCTTTTATGTACATACAACTAACAAACATCGACGCAGACACGGGTATTCTTTGCACAGAAGCTCCAATGCGCACAGGACCGGCACTCCCAAACGTGAAAGGTTTTCAGTTTATCTTTCAAAATGAATCTGATTTTCCTATTGCATCGAACCCTGACGGCTCACTCAGTAAGCCGCCATTAATTTGGGGAACGTGTGATGATGATGCAGATACAAACCTTGTTGGCGTTTTAAAAGTGCTTTCAGAAGTTGAGTTTAATGCAGATAAGCTACAAGAATTTAATCTAAGAAAACCTTATTCTTCATGGGTTGGTGATATTGATACTATGTCATGGCAACCACCTGTACCTTATCCACAAGATGATAAACATTATTACTGGGACGAACCAACTGTATCTTGGAAAGAGCAAACGCCTGTGGTGCAATTACCATGAAAACTTTTGAGCTCGGTTACTTTGGCAATATCTGGGTTAAGCAGAACGTCCTAGAGCTTGCCGGTGAAACACACGGTGGGCATGAGCATAAATTTGACCATGTGACACTGCTTGTATCGGGCAAAGTATCTGTTGAAATTGAAGGTCATGCGCCTAAAGAATTTACTGCGCCAACCTTTATTGTTATTCGCAAAGAACATCAACACAAAATTACAGCAGTTGAAGATGGCACAGTGTATTACTGTGTTTATGCTTTAAGAAACTTAGATGGTGAAGTAATAGAAGATACTTATGGTGAACAACACGACCCAGAATCAGCCAGTGGTAGAAATGAAGGGTATTGGGAAAACATTAAGAGGATTGATAAATGAACAAAATCTTTAAAGCGTGGAACTATTTAAACGCAAGATTAAAAGAACCGTCAACGCACGCAAGTGTGGCGGCATTGGCAACAATGGCGGGAATGAATATTGACGCAGGTCCTGTGCATGATGGGTTGACCGCGGCTGGTGTACTTTTTGGTATAGTAGGGTTGTTTACGTCTGAAGGTAATTAGGATGGCTAAGTTATCTGAGCACTTTAGCGAAGAAGAATTCATGTGCCACTGCGGGTGTGGTGAGAAGCACGTTAATCCAAAACTCATTGAACTCTTAGAGCGCATTCGCACGGCTACAGGGCGGCCTATTAAAATTGTCAGCGGTCACAGATGTAAAACTTACAATATCAAGGTCAAAGGTGCAAAAGACAGTCAGCACCTGCTTGGCAACGCAGCGGATATTCAAATAGACGGTATGCTCCCTGTAGCCGTGCAAGAGTATCTTATGAAGCATTTTGATGATGACTGCAAAGGTCTTGGCCGCTATAAAACATTTACACATATTGATGTTCGTGATGGTAAAATCGCACGCTGGAACGGATAATAATCAGGACTAAGTGATGACGTTAAAAAAGCTCGTAGTGAAATCAGGTGTTAACCGCGAAAATTCGAGATATTTTACAGAAGGCGGATGGTATGACTGTGATAAAATTCGTTTTCGTCAGGGTACACCTCAGAAAATAGGTGGTTGGAATAGAATTTCTAATGCAACTTTTGAAGGAGTATGCCGTTCACTATGGGCTTGGGAAACACTAGGGCAAGTAACGCTTATAGGTATTGGGACGAATTCTAAGTTTTATATCTCTCGCGGGGGTAATTATTATGATATTACGCCTATTCGTACAGCGGATAATCTAACAACACCTTTTGCAGCGACTAATGGTTCAAATGTTATTACCGTAACTGCCCCGTCGCACGGTTGTGCTAATGGGGATTATGTTACTTATAATGGCGCAACGTCCCTAGGCGGGAACATCACAGCTGCGGTTCTCAACACTGAACATAAAATTACTTACATTAGTGCTAACTCATATAGTTTTGTAGCAAGTGCGACAGCAAGTGGTTTAGATATTGGAAATGGTGGGACGGTCCGTGCTGTTTATCAAATATCAGCAGGTCCAGAATACCAAACGCCTACTAGCGGATGGGGTGCAGGGTCTTGGAGTAGTGGGTCTTGGGGTACAGGTCAGTCATCGTCTGATTCGCTCCGTGTATGGTCACAGAGTAACTACGGGCAGGATTTAGTATTCGGTCCTCGCACAGGTGCGATGTATTACTACTATGCGGATAGGGGTCTTAATAGTACCGCAGCTACCATCACAATAGCATCCCCTGCACAAATAGCTACTACAGACCATTACACTGAGGGAGCACCGATAGTCTTTGAAACGACAGGTTCACTCCCTACAAACATCGATGCAGGTACAACATACTATGTTCGCAATTATGTTGCGGGCGTGTTTAATGTTTCCACCACACCTTCAGGAGCGTTAATCAACACATCAGGTACGCAGTCAGGCACGCAGTCTATCTCATGCCGAGCCGTGAATTTAACGACTATTAATGGTGCATCAGATGTCCCTACTATTCAGAACTATATTACCGTATCAGATACTTTCCGTTTTGTATTTGCTTTTGGTTGTAATGATTACGGTGTGTCTACTCAAAGCCCACTGTTAGTACGCTGGTCTGACCAAGAAAATGCCGCTGATTGGACACCATCCACTACTAATCAGGCTGGGTCACTTCCTCTTACTCGCGGGTCTCAAATTATTACTGCGCTTCAATCACGTCAAGAGATTCTAGTTTGGACAGATTCTACGCTCTACTCTATGCAGTATTTAGGTTACCCGCTAGTATGGAAAGCGGAGCTTTTAGGCGATAACATCTCTATCGTAGGGGAAAACGCAGCAGCGCTCGCGTCGGGCGTTACTTATTGGATGGGCCGAGATAAATTTTACAAATACGATGGTCGTGTACAAACACAAAATTGCGACCTACGAGAGTACATATTCAATGACTTTAATGCGCAGCAATCAGAACAAGTCTTTGCTAGCACCAACGAAGGATTTAACGAAGTTTGGTGGTTCTACTGCTCTGCTGATAGCACTGTGGTGGATAAATACGCAATCTATAATTACGCTGAAGATATATGGTATTACGGTACGATGGGTCGCACCGCTTGGCTTGACTCTGGGATTTTAGATTATCCTCTTGCAGCTACTTACTCAAATAACTTAGTTAATCATGAAAATGGTTTGGACGATAATGAGACTTCAGTATCTACTGCTATTCATGCTTATATTACAAGCTCTGAGTTTGATATTGATGACGGGCATAACTTTGTATTTATTCGTAGAATATTACCGGACTTAACTTTCAGAGGCTCTACAACAAGTAGTCCAGCAGCCACATTAACGGTTTACCCTTTGGTTAACGCAGGTAGTGGTTATACAAACCCAGCGTCTGTTGGTGGTAGTGATAATGCAGTGATTACAAGAACAGCTGTGGTACCTATTGAAGAATTTACAGGACAAGTCTTTATTCGAGTACGCGGTAGACAGTTTGCGTTTAAGATGGAGAGTAATCAGTTAGGTAATACATGGCAGATGGGTGCCATGAGGCTCGATTTCAAGCTGGACGGGCAGAAATCATGAGTAATGTACCCCAGACACCTAAAGCGCCGAGTTTGCCTTTTGCTGAAGTGCAGTATAGTCGTAACTACCTTGACCAATTAAATAACGTGCTACGTTTATATTTCAATCAACTCGATAATACACTCGCGTCTTTACTTGGTCCCGCTGGCGGTGCTGTGCTACGTTTTCCTAACGGTAGTTTTTATTTAACTACGCAGCAGACGATACCTGTTATAAATACAGCTTACGCTATACCGTTTAACAATACAGCCGTATCAAACCAAGTTGCTATTGGAACAACGACATCTCACATCGTAACAAGTGTGGCGGGGTATTATAACTTTCAATTCTCAGCGCAACTGGCTAAGACGGCTGGTAGTACGATGACTGCATGGGTATGGCCTAGAGTAAATGGAGTGGATATTGCTGACTCTAATACTAAGCTTCAGTTAACAGGCTCAGGGTCGTCTGAGCTAGTGGCAGCATGGAATTTTGTACTTCCAATGAACGCTGGAGATTACTTTGAGCTTTACTGGGCAGCTGACCATGTGGACGTTATATTAAAAGCAGAAGCAGCTAATTCATTCTCCCCTGCAATACCTCCTGTCATCCTTACAGCTACGTTTGTTTCAGCACTATACTCATGATATTATTAGCTAAACTTTGGAGGTATCGTGAGCGATTTAGCAACCCTTGGCAATATGCCAAAAATCTTAGAATTAGAAGCCCTTATGAAGGCTATGCCACAGGTAGAGTCTCCCGCTCAGCATTATCATCTCAGCGGTGTTTATTGTCGGTCTCTTTTTATACCTAAAGGTTGTTTGCTTACAGGTAAGATTCATAACCACGAAAGCATCGGTATTCTAGCTCAGGGTACACTTCGCATCACAAACGGCGAAACGTCTACAGTCGTTACCGCACCTTACATCACAGTCGATAAACCTGGCATCAAACGCTTAGGCTACGCTGAAACAGATTGCACATTTATTACAGTTCATCGAACTGACCTTGATAGCATTGAGGCTATCGAAGACGAGCTTGTATCGGATTCTTTTGAAGAGTACGAGCTAAAATCACAACAGTTAATTGGGGAAGGTTTATGAGTTTTATTGCAAGTATGGTTGCCGCTGCGGCGGGCGGAGGGTTGTTAGGTGCCGCTGCTGGGGCTGGTGCTACCGCCGCCGCTGGGGCTGGTTTAGGTGCCGCTACGTCTGCTATCACTGGGGGTGACGTAGGTGAAGGGGCTATGATTGGCGGTATTTCTGGGTTAGCTTCTGGGGCTATCGGTGCATTAGGCCCTGCATTTGAAGGTGGTGATGTAGCAGCACAAGTTGGGGAAAAAGCAGCTGAACAGACAGCTCAACAAGGTACTCAACAATTAGCGCAAGAAGGCGCTCAACAATTAGCTCAACAAGGTACTCAACAATTAGCTCAAGAAGGGGTCCAACAAACTACCCAACAAGTAGCTCAAAAAAGCGCAGAGCAGTTGGCTCAAGAAGGTGCTCAACAAACAGCAAATCAAGGTATCGCCGCTTTACCTCAACCTATATCTCAAGGTAATGGGGTGGTTACCCAAGGTTTAGGTGCAAATACGCCAGTTGCTCAAGGGGAAGTGACATCTGGGATGGCTGGACAAGTTACATCTGAAGCTCCAGTAAACAGTAATGTATTATATAATGCTCCTGGTAAAGAAGCAGGTGTTACCACCGTACACACAGCCCCAGAAAGCACAGCTGGATGGGGGCAACAGCTCTTAAATAAAGCAGGCATAGAGAGTCAAGTCGGTAGTAAAATCGGTGGGCAAGCTCTTGAGAACGCAGTATATGGTGCAGGTATTAATGGTCTACTTGCTGGTGCTCAAGGTCAAGATGTTGGTAAAGCTATGGGTAGAGGTGTTATATCTGGAGGTATCGGCGGAGCTGCAGCTGGTGGTTTAGGTGAAATGGGCGGCAGTATTGGTGAGTTTGCTACTGCGCATCCTAATATTACTTCTGGTGCTATTGGTATGGGCGCTAATATGGCTCTAGGTAATATGATACCTGACTCATCAAATAATGGTATGCCCGAATCTTCACCAATCAAATCCAAATACAGATGGAATCCTGATACCTATAACGCTTATCTCCCTCGTGGCAATTCATTTGGTTCTTTTGCAGCGGGTGGGATCACTGATTTAGATAACTACGACCAAACTCCACAGATGCAGAGTCCAGGAACGCTTGATATCCCTAACCGCAACGAAGTGGCAAACAACCAAGGGTATATGGGCGACTCTGTGCAACTGATGGCACATGGTGGTATCTCTGATTTAGGAGGGTACTCTGATGGCGGACGACTGCTTAAAGGTCCTGGTACGGGTGTTAGTGATGACATACCGGCAACCATTGAAGGAAAACAACCCGCACGACTTGCGGCAAATGAATTTGTGGTGCCCGCAAGAATTGTATCTGAAATTGGTAACGGGTCTACTGATGCAGGGGCTAAAGCGCTATATGCTATGATGGACAGAGTACAAAATGACCGTAAAAAATCTATGGGTAAAGGTAAGTTTGCAGTGGATTCAAAAGCGGCTAGACATTTGGATGCGCTATGAAACTATTAAATCTTCAAGTAATTCCAGCCACGGAAAATCTCCGCAAGGCTAACAAACACCTGCCAGCTTAGGAGACAAACATGGCGACAACATCATACTTAACTCCAGAAGACCAAGCATTTATTAACGCATGGCGGACGCAAACAGCAGGTACATCTTATGCTAAATGGGGTACTACACTACCTAAATTGTATAGTTATGCTGATAAACTAAAAGAAATTCAATCTTATTACACAGAGGCTAAAACACCTCAAACAAGACAACTAGCGATTGACTTAGGGGTAGAGTGGCTTAAAGCCAATAACCCAGGTATTCTTGATGAGACTGGCAATCCGTTTGGCAATGGCTTTTATGTTGACATTATCAGTGGTGATAATGCAACTCAAAAATCCGCTAATGATACGTTAAATAAAATTAGAAATACAAATGCAACTCAGTACATTGACAGTGTCCTCAATGCTGATAAAAATTTAGGTACCGCCCAAAAAGCAGCGGAAATCGCTAAGATTACGCAAGGTACAATTGCTGACCCATATAACCCTACTAAATTAGCTACAGCAGTTAACTCGATAAGAAGTAGTGCTTACGTTCAACCTGGTACCTCAGTTGATACGCTAAAAACAAATTATGGAGGATTAAAAAATGCGGATGGCACCCCATTGTTCTCAGACGCTGATTTTCAAGAAGTAGCTAATGCAAAAACATTAGGGGCGATAACTAAATTCAATAATAAATTAGATAGTTTGGCAAACAAAGTAGTAAATAGCACAGCGTCTACGTATGTGACAGCTGACCCCACTACTATTGCTGCGGCTAAAAAAGACCTTTTAGCAAACCCTGCTGGATTTGTAGCGAAAGTTAACGCGTTAAACAAACCTACAACTACAACGACAAGTACCTCTGCTGATACGTCATCAGGGGGTACTGGAAATACCTCTACAGGGGGTATAAAGTCTTTAAAAACATGGCACACACCAAAGCAAGGTATTGCGACAGCTAATTCACCTTATTCGGGGTTACTTGATGCAATGCTCAATAAAGTGACTGGTGCTAACTACGGTACACCTGAAAACAATGCAGTGTATAAAAACTTAACTGACCCTTTGACTCAAGGTATGGGGCTAGATTCTTTAGCTAAACCAAAGCTAACGTATGATACGAGCAACCCTGCGGGTATTTTAGGGCTTGGGAATGTAAGTGGAACCTTGCAACCTTTAAATACACAGGTTACTTCTTCCCCTACATATAACCAAAATCAAATCGCTAATAAAGCGACGGTAGATGCGCTAGCAAAACAGCAAGCAGATGCGTTAGCAAAACAGCAAGCAGATGCGTTAGCAAAACAGCAAGCAGATGCGTTAGCAAAACAGCAAGCAGATGCGTTAGCAAAACAGCAAGCAGATGCGTTAGCAAAACAGCAAGCAGATGCGGCTAATAAAGCACTTTTATCTAAATACAACTTTAACAATTACGTTACCCCTGAAACACGCGCAGCACTTGCATCTAATCCAAGTTTTTACAATTCTGTTGCAACGACCACGCCTGGGTTAGCAGACCAGATAAAATACTCTACTTTAATTGATTCACTTGCAGGGAATACTAGTCCTACTACTACAGCGTCTAGTTTGCAAAATGCGAGTAGTGTTGCAGGGCAATATAACGCTAATACCGCTGATCGAGTGAACTGGCTTAAATCAGAACAAGACAGAACAATAGCGTTTTTAAATGCCAATGCTAATAATTCAGCTATGAGTTCTAATGTGACCAATGCCAAATCTTATTTAGATTCACTTAATACAGATTTGGCTCGTACAGATCCTAATAGTGTAAAAACATATACCCCTAATACTGGTATTGCTACGAATATAGGAAATTTTACCTCTACGGATAATATGAACACTGCTGCAACTGGGGCTAATGGAGCACCTTCTATTGTAAGTTTGTTAAATATCCCTAATGCAATACAGCAAGAAACGTCCACACCTATTAATGCTCAGCCTAATTATGTTAATTTATCAATGGCTAATGAGCCTTTAAATATCCCTAATGCAATACAGCAAGAAACGTCCACACCTATTAATGCTCAGCCTAATTATGTTAATTTATCAATGGCTAATGAGCCTTTAAATATAGCAAGTGCATATAGCCCACCTGTGCAAACTTCACCTATTAATGCTCAGCCTAATTATGTTACTTTATCAATGGGAGCGCCAACACCTCCTCCACAAGAGACGTCTACCCCTATTAATTTAAGTAATCCTAATCAAGTGAGTTTATCAACTACTCCTGTTACGCCTTCGTTTACAGCAAACGATTATATCACCCCTGAAACTCGAAACGCTATTACGTCTAATACTAGTTGGTATAACTCATTAGCCGCAAGTAACCCTTCTTTAGCGGACCAAATTGCGTGGTCGGCATCACAAGATTCTAGTAAACAATGATAACCGTCCATGCAGTGCCCATTGAATTCGTGCAGCAAACATGGCTTTTAGCTGGGAAGTTTATTGTTGATGGCTTGCAAGAAGGGAGTGGTGAGAATTCCCCCAACATGACGTATAATCAGCATCATGTGCAAAGCTACCTAGCAAATGGTGAGTGGGAGCTTTTTGTTGCGATGGATGAAAACAACACGATGATAGGTGCTGCTACGGTGACCTACATTAACTACCCTTTGCATCGAGTGGCGTTTATTACCGCAATAGGGGGTAGATTAATTGCTACGCAAGAGAGCTTTGACCAACTAACAACATTATTTAAGATGCGTGGCGCGACTATGGTACAAGGTTACGGTAGACCAGCTATTATCCGCCTTTGGAAACGCTTTAATTTTCAACCTCGCAGTACTTTATTGGAAACACTAATATGATTATCAAAGGCTTTAAAAAATACTTTTCTACGTTTATTGTACCTACGTTCTATGGTGGTGGAAGCGGAGGCGGTCAGAACACAACGGTTCAGCAACGCAATATCCCTAAAGAGCTTGCACCTTATTACCAAATGTTATTAGGGGCAGCAACTAAACAAGCGTTTACAACCGCTGACGACAAACGTAACCCACCTATCACCATAAACCCATTCACAACCAAAGCAAGGGATTATAATGCTAATCCTTATAGAGTTGGGGAAGATAACTCGAATATGGGTTTAGGTTATGCTGAAGGGGGTGAAGTTAAAGGTTTCGCTGATGGTGGTTATGCTGATCCTACATACAAAGCACCTACCTTTGCAAACGCAACAGGTTTTGCTGACCCATCAACCTACAATACCACAACAGGAATGCCTTCTAGTTTGACTAATGCCGCAGGGAAAACAGTTGATATTACAGGTATTCAACCTTGGAAGCCCTATGGTGTTGATGCATCGGGTAACGTAGATTTTAATCAGTATGTTGCGCCACAAACAGAACTTCAAAATCAAGCAAACACTTACGCAAGTCAACTGCAAATGCCTGAGCAGGGGGTAGCGGCATCTGACTTAGCTAATATTGCAGGGACAGGTGCAATCGGCACAGCGGCTCAAGGATTGAATTATGGTGCTACAGGATTAGGTTTTGGTAATACCGCCGCTGATATTGGAACGAAAGCGGCTGGTGCGGGAGAGGAATACGCTAACGCAGCGACTAATCCCAATACCGTTGCCGCGTACATGAATCCTTTCCTAAATCAATCATTGCAACCACAGCTTGATTTAGCTCGCCAAGAAGCTGACATCACCACGCAAAGAAATAACTCACAAGCTGCACAAGCTGGCGCGTATGGTGGTAGTCGTCAAGCCGTGCAAAAGGCCTTGACTGACCAAGGTCTTGCATTGAATGAAGCTAATATTATTGGCAAAGGATATACCGAGGCGTTTAATAACGCTAATGCCAATATGCAGTTTGGTGCTAACTTAGGGTTGCAAGGTGCTCAAACGGGCATTCAAGGTCAAGCTACGGGTATTCAAGGGGCGAATACTGGACTTCAAGGGGTCAATACGGCTCAAAGTGGATACGGCTTAGCTAACACAGCTGCAGGGACACTTGGTAATTTAGGCACACAAGAGCTTGCGAACCAACAAGGTATTATCAGCACACAAAATCAATTAGGTACACAGCAGCAAGCGATGGGGCAACAAGCTATTAACAACGCTATTCAAGCAAACTCATATCAGCAGACTTATCCTTGGCAAGTTATAGGTAACTACGCCAATATCCTTAACGGGGTGCAAACAGGTAATATGACTCAGTTTACACCAGCACCTAGTCCGCTTTCAGGGGTTACCGGTGCTCTTGCTACAGGCGTTGGTGCATATATGGCTAACAAAAAGAAAGGTGGTGTTATTAAAGAGCCTAAAGTGAAAAGTGGTGGTATTGGTGACTTAGCTGTGTATAACGCGATGAAAGGAGAGAAATAAGATGATGAATTCACCTTCTATGTTTTCAGTTGAGCAGCTACTTAAAGCTCGCCAAGATGGTGTACCTGACTATGTTGTAGTACCAATGTTGCAAAAAGCAATGGTGCAGAAGCAAGCTGCGCAGCGACAAGCCGCTATGCAACAAGGTGCAGCTAAACCTCCTGTCGCTGAGCAAATTCTAAACGCTGCGCAGCATGCAGTCATGTCTGACCATCTTGCTCGCAAAAGCAGAGAAGAGATATTAGTGCCTTCTCGTGAAGAAGCTAAAGGGATTGATGCTCTCCCTAGTGGTATTGATGAAGGTGACTATGCGCATGGTGGGATTATTGCGTTTGCTAATGGTGGTTCATCTAAAAAAGGGGAAGATGATGAAGATGGTTCAGATGTACCAGGAGTAACGCCTTCTACTGATAACAACATAGTAGGACTTAGACCAATTGGCGCAAACACAGGTTTTCAAAAATTCAGATCACATCTTGATGCTCTTAATGCAGCGGATAAAAACTTAGAAATATATGGTCGTAAACATGGTATTAATACATTAGAAGGTGTTGTTAATAGATGGGCACCTAAAGGTGATGGGGATAATGACCCAGAGGCTTACGCGGCTATTGGTCATAAAATGCTTGGTACAAAACCCAATCAAATTTTTGACTTAAGTGACCCTGCTGAAAGAAGTAAGATTCTATCTGTTATTACTAAAGTTGAGAAAAATCAAAATTACTCACCTGATAAAATACAAAGCATGTTATCTGGCGCAGGGTCATCTACAAACCAATCAGCCCCACAGCAAGATGATCCTATTCCTACAGGTGGTATTGCAAACTTAGCGTACCCTGCTGCGCCAGAAGACTCACCAATGCCAAATACACCAGAAGAAACTACACCAGAGTATGAAGGTGAACGATTCCAAAAGTATTTCGGTGAAGACCCTAATGCAGCTAGACGTGAAGCTCGACTTAATGCGAAAGAGAAGTCATTATCTGAAGAGAAAGATAAAGCCCCTTGGCTGGCATTGATGCAAGCTGGTTTGGCTACGATGGCTGGCACATCGCCTTATGCGTTAGCTAACATTGGTGCAGGGGCTACGGCTGGACTTGCGAGTTACATGGATGCTAAAAAAGACCTTAGTAAAAGTGAAGATAAGCTCATTGATCTTCGCAATGAAGTCGAAGATGCTCAGTATGCTCATCAAATGGCTATTAAGAAATACGGCTACGATAGTGCTCAAGCTAACAAGAAAGAGAATTTGTTAACAGCTAAAGAGAATCAAAAAGCCAAGTACGAAAATAAAAAAGATGCAGCTGAATTTGAATTGAAAAAATATGAAGCTAAGAATAAAGGTGCGTTACAAGGTGCTGAAGCTGATTATTATGGTGGAGCTAAGCAAACAAATGCTGAAAATGCTTTAGCTTTAAGAAAACAACAAGCTGATGAAGTTAAATTAAAAAATATTGATAATGCTGTTGAAAAAGATCTTCGGGATTATCGAAAATCTTTTGAGAAAAAAATGCCTGATGAGCAACCAACAGAAGAGCAAATTGCTCAATGGGCTTTTAATCGAAGAAACGAATATCTAAAATATCATAATTTACCTGTGATGCCTATGCCAACTACCACCCCGCGCACTGGTTTTAACGGACCAATGGAACAATTCATTAAATAACTAAGGATTACTCATGGCGACATTTGATATAGAATCTGCTAGAAACGCAGGGGCAACTGACGAACAAATCATGGGCTTTCTAAGCGACAAGGTTGGGTTTGATCTCCCTGCCGCTATGAGTGCTGGTGCTACAGATGACCAAATTCTTAAATTTCTTTTACCTAAATTTAATGAAAAAGTACACGAAGAGCGTACAGGCTTCCTCCCTCATGCCAAATCAGCCTTAGAGGATATTATCCCTAAAGTAGAAGAAGGTGTGGCTACTGGTGCAGAGCTTTTTGGTATGAAGAAAACAGCTGAGGAGATGAAAGCCAAAGCTGAAGAAGCAAAAAGAAATAAGAAGCATTTTGCTGAAGATATTACTCAAGAAGAATATGAAAAGAAAAAAGCTGAGAACGGTGTAGCTGGGGCAATTCCTACATGGTTATCTAAAAATGTAGCTGAACCTTTAGGTAGTATGGCTGGTTATGCGCCAGCGATGGCGGCATTACCTGTAGCGGGTACGATGGGCACAGTAGGTACATTAGGTGGTCTAGGTCTAGCTGCAACCCAAGCACTTGCTAACACAGGCGAAGCGCGTGAGCGCAACCCTGAGTTATCACCAGAAAGAGCAGTGGCGACAGGTTTAGGTACAGCTGCGTTAGATGTAGCAGGTGTACCTGGAACAGGTTTACTTGGCAAAGGTGCGGCTAAGTTAGTTGAAAAAGCAACAGGTCGCGTTACTGCTAAAGCAGCTGAAGAGATGGTTGCTAAAGAAGCTGCGTTAGCTAGAGAAGCTGAGATTGCAAAGCGTACAGCTGATGGGACGATTAATACCGCTGAAGGTCAAGCGGCTATTCACCAAGCCGAGCAAGATGCAGCAAGAGCAGCATTAGATAAGTTACCTGATGAACGCACTAAGTTAAACTTACTTCGTGACTTTGCGGCTGGTACAGCGTCAAATGCGGTGACTGTCCCTACCTTTATGGCGGGACGTGAAGCGGCTATGCGTCTAGGTACTGGTGAAGATCAACAATCACTAGGTGATATAGCAGAAGGGTTTAAAGAGAATTTACCTTTAGCCCCTGTGTTTGGCGCACTACACGCAGTAGGTCATAACCCAGAGAAAATAGCCAAAGAGCAAGCAGAGCAAAGAGTATCTGATATTGGCGCAACACCTGAAGCCACTGCTGCTAGAGAGAACTTAGCTCAAGAGCAAGCGGCTAAACAAGCTGAAGCTGAGCGCACAACACCTTTTCATCCGAATAAAATTGCTGATCCTGCTGCGGTTTGGGAAGATATGCGTGCGCACACTGGTCGCGCAGATGAAGACTCGCCTAGTTGGGAGAATTTACCCGATGAAGCTAAAGACACCTTCTCTGAAAAGATTGGTGAATTAAATAAAATATCAACACCAGATAAGAAGAATCCAGAGATACTTGTACCCACTAAGAAAGTTATCAAAGCGTTTGATGAAATCGCAGGACCTTCTCAAAAACCTTTGCAAGCTGAAAAAGAAGCGTGGCATAGCACCTTTGGTGAAGAAGCTCACCCTTATGAGAACATTTCTGAAGAGGCTAAGAAAGAGTGGCGTACCCTTACCGCTAAAGACGAACATACTTTCCCACACTTAACAACGGGCGAACCTGTCCCTACTAAACAAGCTGAAGCGTTATACAAGAAAGCCACTAAACCTGAGCATCCTTACGAGGATTTAAAACCTGAACTCGTCCCAGCGGCTAAAGCGTATGATGCGTATGTTAAAAAGTCTAAAGAAAGTGAGTTGCCTAAATTTAGAGATTTAGGCGTTGAAGGTCGAAAAGCAGTGTATGACCAATACTCTAATGCAAAAACAGGTGCTCAAGAAATCACTCAAGCTGATATGGGTCCTATTTTAGATACACACGCAAAAGAAAGTCCCGATTGGAATCCAGAAGCACCTAGTGAGCGCGTACCTTATACTGAACAAGAGATTCGCCCAAAAGCTGAGAAACCTGTAGCTAAAGAAGAAACAATCCCTGAAGAACCTGCAACATCAGAAGAAACACCCCCTACTGAAGACAACAATCATGTCTATGAAGAAACTGCACCGACAGAGCATGATACAGGTCATACTGTAGAGTCTTTGAAAGAGCACATGACACCTGAGATGCGCAAGATGGTGGATAGCGGAAAAGCGGTAATACATGATACGCATGAAACGCTCCCTGCTGATGTCATCTCACCAGAAACTGTTAAAGGGATGGTTACTCCTGAAGGTGTTGCTCACTTTGTGGCAAACAAGCTTACACCAGAAAACCTACATGGTGTGTTCTTACATGAGGTTGGTGTACATGCGGGTATGGAGAAAATGCTTGGCTCTAAAGTTTGGAAGAACATTAAATCTCAGGCTCTAACGCAAGCGGGCAAACCGTTTGAAGAAGCTCGCAAAAAAGTACCTAGTGATATACCAGATCATTTAAAGGCTGAGGAAGTTATTGCGTATTTAGTTGAGCATAGTCCTAATCTACCTATTGTCAAACGTATTACGTCAGCTATTCGCAACTTTGCTCGTCAGCATTTAGGTACTAATCTTAAAGTGACTGAGCATGATTTACGTCATCTTGCTGAGAAAGCAGTGCGTCATCAAGTGAGATCAGCGAAACGTAACACTAGAAATGGAAATGCGTACTCTTATGTTGGTCAAAAAGCTAAAGGCGCAGATAAGTCAGCACTAGACCGCGCTATAAAAATGGAGAAAGAAGGTGTTGATTCTGAATCTATTCGCAAAGATACGGGATGGTTTTTAGGTCACGATAATAAATGGCGATTTGAAATTGATGATAGAAACGCTGATTTTAAAAATGATTTTAAATCTATTCCTAAAACAACTGATTTAAAAGTAGGAGATGTATTTGATAGTGTCGAATTATTTAAATTGTACCCTGACGCTAAGGATATATCTTTTGAAATAAGAGCACCTTTCCTTGATTGGTCTAAAAGTCAGCAAGGGTGGTTTAATGAAGACAAAAATAAAATAGTTGTTACTCCTTATGCTCAAAATCCAAGAAGCACTATGATTCATGAGTTGCAACATTGGGTTCAAACTAAGGAAGGTTTTGCACTAGGAGGTAACTATAATACTATTAAAAACTATGATGAAAATTTACTTAACACATTAGAGAAACAGATAGATAATGAAAAGATTGGATTCATAAAATCATTGGATAAAAAAGGTATAGCTGATACTCGTGAAAGTATTTCTGAAATAAACGCTATCCATAAAGAACTAAGTAGATTAGAAAAGATTGACGATAGGTTATCCAAAATTAAAGAAAATATTGATTCAAAAATGAAATCTGTTGAATCGGAAATAAAATCTATTGAATTTAAAACTCGAAATGAAAATGAAAAAAAATATCAATACGTTAAAGATGCTATTGCAAAAAATAACGAACGCATAGCGACTTTGAATGAGCAACGTAATCTTTACCGATGGGATGATCCAAATAGAGATAAAATAAAACGTGATGTAGATACCATATATGAAGAAAATGATAGACTTCATTCCGAGGCTATGGAGTATGTAGACACTTATTCCGCAATTAAAAAGGCTGTTAATAAACAAGAGGCTGAATTATCTACTCTTAAAAATCAGTTAACTAGACTTAGATCGTTAAAAAATGAAACTGAAAGTGACATTAGAGAACATAGTAGAAAGTTAAATAAGTTGATTCCTGATGGAATTAAGCACCGCGTGTATCAACTAATTTCAGGTGAAGTAGAATCTAGGGACGTTGAAGCTCGCAAAGACTTTACACCAGAACAACGTAAAGAAACTGCGCCATATACCTCTCAAGGTGTTGCTAAAGAAGATGCGATAATTTTAGGGGTAACTACGCCTAAAGCTGAGAATCGCTATTCTCGCATTCCCGATGAAGCCAAAGCCTTATCTGAAACTGGCAATACAATGCAAAGACCAGAGAAGGAAGAAAAAGAAAATAAAACATGGGAAAATCGGTTTGATGATTTCATGAATACTTGGGTTAACGGTTCGCACAAGTTAACTAAGTTTCTTGATGAGAATCTACCCGGTTATCACCATTTAGGTAAACTTCGAGCAGATATGCTTCAAGCGCAAAAACTGCAAGGGCATAACATTGCAAACGCCATTATTGATACAGGTGCGTTTAAAGTTAATGAAGATGGAACTGTATCAGCAGTTGAAGTGCCTTTAAAAATGGTGAGTACAGGTCGAACTCGCAATGTGTCTTTAAAAACTATGGTAGAGATGGCGGATTCTGTAGGGGATTGGGGTCGTAAAGCCGTGCAAGATATGATGTACGTTTATGATAAAGAATCGCTTTCTAAACGTGATCCTAAGAAGCTACCTGAAAAATACAGAAAAGACCCTTCGCTTCTCCATAAAGAAGTCGCGCAAGCGGACGCGCTGTGTGCTAAGTATCCAGCACTTCGAGATGCAATTAACTCATGGACAGCTATCAATCATTCAGTTGTCGATCAGATGTACAAGTCTGGGTTAATCTCTGCTCAACAACATAGAGAATGGAAAACAAATGATTTTTATATCCCAAACTTTATGATTAATGAGGAAATCTTTGAACACACAGGTGTTGAGAAGAAAGGTGGTATCAAAATTGGCAATACCATGACAAAAGTATTCAGAGAAAGAACAGGCTCTGAGCATACTATCAACGCATGGGAGAATATGAAGAACCACCTTGCGAGTTGTGCAACTGCTGTTATGGATAATGAGGCGAAGAAAGCCGCAACAGAGCAAATTTCAAATTTAGGTGCTGGGCATAAAGTTGATCCGTCTAAGAAATTTGAACGCGGTAATGTGGCTGTGATGGAAAATGGTAAACGCGTATTCTATAAACTCGATGACCCGTCATTGATTCCGGCATATACCATGATACATAACGAGCTTGGTAATTTGTATAAAATACCTCGTAGCTTTGCTCGATTAAACTCTATGTTCTTTACGAATACACCAGGATTCTTTAAAGCGGAGGCAATTCGAAATCCACTTCAAGCGTCTTTGACAAATGACTTAGGATGGGTATCCCCGTTAGATACTATGAAATTTCTAAGTACGCCTATGAAAGGTCGCAAAAAAGAAATTACAGAGAAGTTAATTCGTAATGGAATTGTCGGTGTTGTACATGACCCTAATTACGCATCTACTCATGCGGGCTTTGTTAAGAATATTGGCAAAGGTTTAACTGAGCAAAACAAACTTAAAAAAGCACAGGCGAAAGCTGAAAATGCAAGTGCCTATGCGCATAGCATGATTGACGCAGCCACTAAAGTGAATGTTTATGAAATGGCGTATTCTAAAGCGAAGAAAGAATTGAAGATGTCAGATTCACAAGCTGACTCTTATGCAATAGCTAAAGCGCGTGAATCGTTCTTACCAGCTATGCGTGGAACATCTGAAACTTTCCAGCAGTTGAAATACACCATTCCATTCTTAGCATCTCAAATCTTCGGTCTTGAGCAAATGCGTAGAGCGGTTATGGGTGTTGGTGTACCTAAATCTCAACGCAAAGCGTTTAAGAAAAAGGTTGCAGTAAAAGCCGCGCAAGCTGCGTTCTTTGCAGGGGCATTGTCATTCTATTATTTAGACAACAAGGCGTATCAAAACCAATCTGATTACAATTCGATTTCAATCCCTACAGGTGATGATGACTTTGTTAATTTACCATTACCAAAAGAGTTGTCGTTCTTAAAATGGCTACCTGAAATGGTAATGCAAGCGAGTTTTGAAACACGCACTGGCGATCAACTCCTTAAAGCTGCTGGTGAATTAGGTAAAGGTATGCTCCCTGCGGGTATCGGTGAAACCTATGTACCTATCCCAGCTGTGCTTAAAGAACCATTACAACAAAAACTGAACATGGATTTCCATAGTGGACGTGGTATTGAAACGCCAGCTGAACAAGCCGTACCTGTTAAATACAGAGGTGAACAACGCTCATCGCAATTGGCTAATATGATTGCTAAGAATTTACCTGAAGTTATGAACTTATCACCTGTGAAAATAGATCATATTTTCAGTTCTGTTGGTGGGACAGTGGCAGGTATAGGGCTGTGGGGTATAGATGAGTTTGCTCAAGAGCTTAATCCTGACCTCATTGAAAAACCTGCTAAAGATATTACATCTAGTAGTTATTTATTTGGGAATATGTTCCCTAATCCAAATAAAAGTGTTTTCCTCAATGATTTTTACAATGAAACTAAACGTGCTGATGAAATACACGCTCAAGCTGAGAAGTTTAAGAAAGATGGTAAGAGCGCTGAGTACAACGACTTAATGAGTGATGACAACAATAAAGCATTGTATCGAGCGTCCACTGAGTTGAATAGAATTAAAAAACAAATAACTGAAAAGAATAAAATTATCAACTCTATTAAAAATGCGCCAAATAGCAGATATACAGCTCAGCAACGTGCGGATAGAATCGAAGTGATTAAAGCTGAGATTAATGATTTAGCTAGAAAAGGTGACTTGTATTACAGAAAAGCCACAGGGCAGTAGATAAAAAAAAGACCCCACAGGCAGTTTAATTCTGTGGGGTTAAAGTCTTTAAGAGAGGAGTAACACATGAAGCACAATTAAATCAACAAAGCGGACTCATCGAGGGAGAGTTTGTCAAAATCAATTTGCAGGCATTTTACGCCATTGGCGGAAGTCATGTCAAGCTTAACTAATCGAATGACTCCATCCACTTCTTTTTTAGCCGCTTCGATTACGTCTGAAGGGTCTATATCGTTAGCTCTACACCACGCATCGAACTGCGCTATAGCAATATAGAACACACCTGTATCTTTGGCGTAACGTGCAACGGGAACATCATTAACTACTGTTTGCTCAAGTACGGTATGACGTTTATTTTTATTTGAAATAAGGATGAGCTGTTTGTTCGCTTTGACAAAGTTGAAAATACTTTCATTTAAAAATGACGACGCTCGATCAACTTCAGTTACACCATCTTTTAAATGCTCAATCCCTATGGGAATAGAAGAGATACTAGTGCCCACTGCGTCTACGCATTCTTGCGTTTTACGCTGTTTTAGCACAGCCTGATACTCAAGCTCATCTAAGGCGCGTACAGCCGAGAACGCAATGTAGGGTGATATGTCTTCACCTACAATGTTAAGTCGCGTTACAAGCCCAAAGAAAGGTAAAGAATGTGCATAGCATTTATCAAGATACGTTTTGAGCTTTTGCTCATTGTGAACAATATCCCCAAAGATAGATTCTTCAGTTACCGTGAATGAGAACACATCCCCATCAATTCTGTTCGCCATGACGACAGCTAATGATTGTGATTTAATACCTTCCTTTTCCACAAACTCAAGTGCGGCATCAATGATGACGACCTCTAAAGTATTATCATGGGGGAGTTTAACTATTTTCTGTGATGCAGCTACGACATAAAACTTCCCATCACTTATGAATAATTTATTCGCCATATTATTTACTCACTTTGCGACTACCTGGATTTTTGTTTTTAACAGTTTTACCTTTAGCTTGAGAGAACGCACGGTTAGTTTCAGGTTCGACTAAACGTAAATTACTTTTACTGTTTGACCCACCTTTGCTAAGTGGTTTCTTGTGGTCAATGTCTTTACCTTTTCGAGCAATACCTTCTTTATCCATCTCACGTCTTGCACGTTGACGATCAGCGCGTAGTGACCGAGCTTTAGGTTTTTGCATTTCAAGTTTATGCTCGTGTTTATAATCACGATCATTTGGGTCTTTATATGGCATATTATTTATCCTTCTCTAAATGTAATGCGTTTTTAGTTAACCATCGATAGTAGGCTTTCTCTGGCTTTTTAGCCGTGCAAGGAACGGTATCCCATAGACTATAGCACACCCAAAAATCACCTATCTTTTTAATATGAGGTTTAATTTCTTTAGTTGTTTTCATATACATCCCTACAGTCAGCATCGCACCATCGCCTTGTATAACCTATGTATTCACCGCAGTTCCAGCAAAGACCAGTAGGATTGCTAGTGTCTATTTTCGCAGCTTCTTTTCTAATTGCAGCTATGGACTTTTCTCGAATCATCTCTTCATGTAATGCTGCAAGGTCTGTATTCCCTTCTTCTGTTGACATCTTTCTCTTTCTCGTTAAGGTTGGCTGACTTGGCAGCGACCATAAATTAATTGGTGGAAGCACCAAGTCAGACCATGTAATCATTTTGAACTGAATAGTGCATTTAATCGATTAGTGTACCAAGCGGCTTTGGCTAAGTCTTGCTCGGCATTACCCTTATTGCGAAAGCGCCACATATACTTAAACGCATTACCTCGCAGATACCCAATGAACTCTTCGCGTGTCAGCATAGATTCCATTGCATCGATACACTCTATTGTACCATTTGCATAGTGCGAAGGTGAGTTAACTAAATCTTCTTGCACTGTATGTACACTGTCACCTTTTAACATAATGTCATCTCCCAGCCTGTAGGTTTTACTGTGTGTTGTTTTAGAAATTTTTTACACAATCTATTATCCATCGTGCTTTCATCTTTGCGTTTTCGTCTTTGCAAGTATTCTTGTGTCCCAGCATTATGCGTACATACTTTGCACGTTAAACTGTTTTTAGCAAATAATATGGTAGGCTTATCAACACCGCAAATCTCACATGCTCTAAGTTCCATCGGGTAGTTCCTTAAAAATATTTGGCGCAATACCATGTAGCTGTTTATTTATTTCATGTGCTACTTCTCGTATTTCCCATTGGGCTTCTTTGCCACTACGCAGTTTGATAAAGTCATACCACGCTTGGAAATTACCCACTACAAGAAGCTCTGTTATTGTGCCTTGTGGTAAAACGAATCGTGCATCTTCTTTCTTAAACCCATCAGCAATTAACTTATCGTATAACCATTTAGAATGATTTTGTATTTCCCATGCGTCAATATGATATTTAGAACTCATTATAGAGTCTGGCATTACACTTTCAATTTCACCTTCATTACAATACCGTTGACTACGTTGCAGGAAATCTAAATGCTTACTGCGAACAAACTGGTGTGAACAAATACGGCTAATATCCTCAACTAAAAATGTCGCATGAGCAAAACGCAGTGTAGATAAATGCCCTTTAGTCACGCAGTGTTCAGCTCGTTTGATACACTGCTCTGGGGATGATTCAGTTTTACCGTAGCAGATACCGGCAAGTAAGCCGATATGTTCTTCTGGGTTGGGTGTGCTTTGCACTAAGGTTACTTTCATACCTTGTCCTCCCACGAGAAGTTATATCTGTCTTTTACTTTAAATGTCAGTGTACCTTTTTCGTCTTCATCGTATGTAGACTCAGGCATATTACAAAAAGCATAAGGAGATTTATCATCGTCTTTTCCATGATATAAATCACTTAGTGTTCTTTGCATATTCCAAAACTTATCCATTACCTCTGTGTATTCTTTATGAAACTCTTCAGTGACCTCAACTTCTTTACCGCAGAAATCATATAGTTGATACAGGGGGTACAATTCATCCGAATCTACTTTAATTTTCATTTCTTCACCTCATTAAGCTGATAAGGGTGGCAAGTTAGATTCCATTTGCCATTGATGCGCATATCTTTATAAACAAAATCTTGTCGTGTTGCCGCTGATTCACATGATACCTTGTCTGCAAATGTGGCTGTTGATTGAACAACAGTTGATTTAAAATTGATTGTCAATGTACTAATTAGTATATAAGCTGTTGATGCTATCATTTTGTTTCTCCGATGTGGCAATATTCAAAATCAACATGAAAATTTGGATTTGAGCCTAAACTTTTCCAATTATTAAACTTACCTCTATACGAAAATTCTTCCCAAGGATCAATCCTTCTTGCTGCCACTTCAGCATATTTAGCCAATATTTCTGCGTGTGGGTGCGGTGTAATAACTGGTTTTGGTCTTTCAAATGTTATCGCGTCCTCTGAAGCAGTCCACAATTCAGAACCTTTACCTCCAGTAACCCAATGCAACCTTAAAACGGCTTTATCTGCAAATTTTGGTGCGTTTTGCCAATCGACATTAACTTGTACACCTGTTTGCTTTTTGTTCCATTCGTGAAACTCATCATATAAATCTTTACTTGTCGATTGGTTACTAACAATACCAATCAATTCTGCAATTTGTTCGTTTGTTAATAAACTCATTTCACACCTGTACTGCCAAAGCCACCACGACCAGTTATCGTTCCGAATTCTTCTACTTCTACAAACTCTGCAATAATCACTGGGACAAACATCATTTGAGCAATTCTGTCTTGCGGTTCAATACGATATAACCCACTTCCCGTGTTCTTGATAGACACAAATAATTGGGATTGATAATCCGCGTCAATTAACCCTACAGAATTTCCAAGTTTAATCCCGTAGTTATGACCAAGTCCACTGCGGGGGAGAATGATTGCCGCCACTTCACCGTCATAGATATTGATAGCAAGACCTGTTGGGATCATTGCCGTTTCACCTAAATCAAGTTTAATTGGTTTGGTGATGTTAGCTCTCAAATCTACCGCTGCGCTTTTTTCTGTAGCGTAAGCAGGGATAACTGCTGTGTCATCTAATCTTTTAATTTCAATTTTCATTTTGATTTCCTTCTAATTAAAAATCATGTTTGTGTGGATTTTTTTCAATTGGCTTATCGAGTACGATACTTTCCAAATCATCCATAAGCGTTACGAGTTCATCATGCAAATAATCAGGCATGAACTTTTCAGAAATAGAAAAAGAATACGATTCAAATGCTGTCAATAGTTTCAATAGCCGTAGGGCTAGTTTTTTATTCATTGGTAATCTCTATAGTCATATCTGTTTAAAATAAAATCCACATTAGCTGGACGACGATTACCTAGTTTGAACAGTGGACTATCTAATTGTCTTTGAAATCTAGTTTTTAGCCGATTTTTAACTTTAGTTTTTTCATATCTCGGAATGCTCATCTCTCAATCCTTTTAAATAATCGATTGCTTTCACATACAAGTCGTTTTCTTCTGATGTTGAAGAACCAATTCTCCAAGCGTCTAAGACTTCATCAAGTAGCTCAACTAATTTATTTATTTTTTCTTCATATAAATATGATTCAAGGCTCATTTAATTACTCCACATTGTGTTTTTAAAGTTTCATATTTTTCTTGAAAGTCGATTGCTCTAAAAACAAAAGACAGTTTGCTATAATTAACATAAGAATTACTGCTGTACCTTTCATAGCTTCATCTCCATCATTATCGCTACTGTATTCATAAGTATTGATCCCAAGGTCATCATTGTTAAAAATTTAAACAAATCACGTTTATATCCGTAAAAACCTGCCATGATAAATAATAAAAACGCATATAGCGCATCAAGTATATGTGAAGTCATAATTCCACCTCTCCGCTGTTCAACATATCGCAAG